GAAAAAGAAAAAAAAAAAAAAAAATACTACAACATTTCTTTTGTTTCCGGCTCCACTTTTTCTGGCGTCTTCTTTTTCTTAATTTTTGGCACAGGTTTTGAAAATAAAGTATTTTTGGTTATATCCGATTCTAACCAGTCGAATCTCGAAATAGGGATGCCGATTTCAGCGCTTGCCGCTTCTAATTTCCTCGCCAGATCTCTATTACACCGACGTCCGCGTAAGATGTCATTAAGATACTGCTTAGATATTCCGGCATGCTCCGCAATCCTGGTCTTTTGTCCCCTTACCCACTCCGGTCTCTTAAACTTCTTTAACTTACTGTTTTTCTTCATTATTGCCTCTTTTAAGATGTTATAAAATTACTATATAGCATGCTAACCATACATGCTAAAATACGAAATGTCAATCCGTTTATTTACGAGTTTTTACAGCCTCAACGCCTGTGTGCGACTACGTTTATAGGCATTATAACAAATAATTAAAATAATGCTTGACATAGTACGCAACTGAGCATACTATTAGATACAACAACACGCAAAAACATTAACCTGAGCCGGTATATTAAAATGAAACAGCTAAGATGTGAGTTGGTAAAAAACGGCATGTACGTAGAACACTTTAGTCTTATTGATGATTGGGAATCGAAAGTAAAAGAATGGGTAAAGAAAATAGATCCTGAAAAAGGGACTAAGCTGCTTATGTATATGTCAGAATCAAATGCTTGTTTTACAAAAACGACTGTGCTTGTAAACGGCGAATATGTAATGGTCCCTGATAAAATAATAATCATTTAAAATAATGCTTGACATAGTACGCAACTAAGCATACTATTAGATACAACAACACGCAACAACACGCAAAAACATTAACCCGAACCAGGAGAAACCAAATGAAAAAGCTTGATTATGATGCGTTAAAATTGATGCCGATTAAAAATAAAATTTTGTACATTCGATTTCTCATTAAAACGTACGGTTTTAGAGGTGTCTGTCTTCTACCCTCTGATAAACGAAATCTCATTTGGCTAATTGCAACTATCTAACTCAAACCAGGAAAACAGATGTATTTCAGAGTATTTTTAAATGATGGAAAAATAACAGTCTCTTTAGACTGCGATGTTTGGGATGAATTTGACAATATACAGGACGCTTTAAATTTTATTTATGAGTGGTCTTTACTTTCAGAATAGTATTGAAAAATAATGCTTGACATAGTACGCAACTAAGCATACTATTAGATACAACAACACACAAAACATTAACTTTAAACCAAACCTGGAGCATAAAATGATAACACTTAACGAAGTTACTCAAAGACAAGACAATGCTAATTTTAACACTTACAAAAGATGTGATTGGGCCGGTACTTTTGACGCAATGACAGATGAAGAGAAAGCAGGATTGAAAGAACGATTAGACAGGCTGGAAAACATTGAAGAGAACGGTGATTTTGACGCACTTTGCGTTAAAGCGGACGGTTTCTCAGATAGCGAGTATGAAGAGTTCAGTGGAATGGATTTAGCGGACGAACTTATCATTCTGAGAGGCTTTTTTAACTAACCTAAAAGCCGGCATAGTCCGGCACAACCCATAAATTTAAATCTAACCTAATTTGAGGGGGTAAAAAATGGATAAGCGCGTAATAAATTATAGATTCGTCGTGAATGACTCTTTTTGTCATCCGTGGGAACCTATGCCAGAAATAAAAGGAACTGATATTGGATCATTGATTGATTACCTTAAAATCTGTTCTGCTTATAAAGATACGTTAGGAGAACTTTGGAACCCGTCAAGATTAAAACTTGGTAATACGTGGGATAAACACATAGTGGCTTATGGAGAAAGGCAACAGTTCTATTTACCGACTGCGCCAAAAGAAAGTGATTTTTGTGTTCCCAAAAAAATGGGCGTCGAATGTTGCGGCGAGATCATAGAAGTTTACGAAGATTGGGGCTACGGTGTCTGTGCTGATATAGGATATGTATTGTACTGCGAAAAGTGCGGTAGACACACAAATGATATAAGCGGGGCTACGCTGAAATCACCACAAGCGGCTTTAGATAGGTGGGGTATTTGGCATTCAATCAAAAAGTGAAATTAATTTAAAATAATGCTTGACATAGTATGCTTAGTTGCATACTACTAGATACAACAGCAGTCAAAAACATTAACTTTAAACCTAACCTGGAGCATAAAATGAAAAAGCAAATCAGAGTCCGAACAAAAACCGCAGCCGCTGAAATTTCAGGAAATTGGAGCGTTGCAAAAGATTTCTTTCCACATATTGAAGTCAATCAAAAAACCGGCTATGTGAAAGTTGAATGTTATGAGACAAACGGCTATCAGCCAAAAGCAAGTGTGTCCTTGAACTGGATCAAAGTCGATACGAAATTAAATTCAACGTTTATCAGAGGCGAAGTTAGCTGTAGAAATTTCAAGCACGGCAAAGTTTCCGGTTCACAACAATTTTGTTATGCGATCTTCGAAGGTGATTCCGGCCACATATACACACATAGAGCGCCTGCGACGAAAGGGTGGATGAATGCAAAACCTCAAGAAATCAGAAAAAGACTGAGGAAATTGGGCGTGGGCGTTGAAAAAGTGGCAGTTCAACAAGGCGATTTTCTGTTAAAATCAGCGTTCAACGTACCGAATGTTCCAGCTGATTCTGAGTTCGAACATGAAACGATGGGTTCCGGCAATCACAAATTTCTTTCCCCGATTCTCTACGCTTATAAAGATGGTAAAAGATTCTATTACGTGAAAGATGAACCAGTTATGCTGGTACACACGGCAGTTGACGGCATAAAGCACCCTGACCAGATCGTGGAGCCGGGAAAGTACGTTGTTGGGACAACAGCAAATAGCCTCCGCCATTCGAATTATAAAGATTGAAAATAATGCTTGACACAGTACGCTAGGTTGCGTACTGTTAGATACAACAACACACAAACATTAACTTTAAACATAACTCTGAGAGATAAAATGGAAACGACAGTTGAAGGCTATGAAATAATATGCTGTGAAACGCTGTACTTAATCGTCAGACATCGAGGCAAATACGCGCTGTATGATGATAAAAACAACTCAATTGTGGATGGAGAATGGTTCAAGACGTTCAAAGAGGTTGGCTTTTTCAACGCTGCGCTTGAAAGCATGGCTCTTTTTTCACTATCAATTGACGAACTAGATCAAGTCCTAGATCAAGTCATTGATCTTAACGACTGTATAGGAGATTAAAATGGTAAAGGGTATATAGCCCCCGACGAGAAATATAAAGAAATGGTCAAAATATGGCGTTTGTGTAAGAAGCACGGAATCCAAACGCCAAATGAATTAATCAAAAATAATGCTTGACACAGTACGCAATAGAGAGTACTAATAAATATAACAGCAGTCAAAAACATTAATTCTAACTTGGAGAGTAAAATGGACCTCGGACTAATCGAAATCAAAAACACGTATCAAGCCTTGCAAATGGTTGACAAGAAACAATATTGGAGAGATTGGGCTATCATCGCTCAAGTCAGAGAACAATATCGCGAATACCAGCATATGTGGAGTTGATAGTGGATACGAACAAACTACTCGATATTATGAGCGACGACTCTTTGAGTGACGAAGAGCGCATCAAAGCGTCAAAGCAGTATATCAAGGAGCTTTCAAAAAACAAACCCAATCGTAAGCCATTGACTACACGCGGTAAAGATTGGAATGTTCATGATAACTTTCCAAAAGGATAATAAAATGGGCCACGGATTAGAAGAGTTTGAAGAGAGTGAGAAGTTTTTAACCGAATACCGTGAAATATTAGATAAAGTTACAATTAAAACGATGTTAATCGCGTTCGCGTGGTGGACGCAAGGCCGATTTACAGAAGCGAGAGAGTTGATGACCGGGGGTGACGCGAAATGAAAGTAAAGGAAAAAGTATCAACAATTGTCTATGAAGTTATAGAACAGTCGGAGAATTACTATATTTGCCATGGGGCTAATGATCAAGTGCGTGTATTTAAAAAAGAAGACTGTGAGATTTTACCAGCGGAGGTATGGATAGCGCGTGATAGCTCCGGTGACATCGCTTTTTTCTCCCAAAAACCTTACGCTAAATTTGGCGTATTTAACAGCCAAACTCACGAAAAAGTGCATATCAATGACGAAGATATGTTATTTGACTGGGTTACATATCTATACTCACCTGTAAAACTAACAGAGACGCGAAATGAAACGTAAAGAACTTGTTAATGTTAATCGCACTATCGTAATTCGAGAAGAATCAGACGAAGAATACCCTCTATCCGTTTCTCACGTAAAAGTATATAACGACACTGAGCAATTGGAAGATTACTTTCTTGTAGAAGAAGGAAATGAGGAATGGTGTTTAAGGCTATTAAAAAACGAAGCCTTACAATTAGCTGCAGCGATTCAGCAACTCCTGAAGGAGGGGAAATGACCGTATATTATTACAAATGCAAGAGTTGTCATGATGGCGTCCCGTGCCGATTAATCATTGAAATTGAAGACGACGATAAAATAAACGCGCCAATCTCATGTGTATACAATCATGCTTTTTGTGATTGGAAAGTAGATACAGAGCCGCCTTTTATCCGTAAAAACGACAGTGAAGAGGAAAAATAAATGAAAACAAATGAAGAAGTTAACACAGTACGAAAGTTTCAAATAGGGGCCAACACATTTCTTATCGAAGAAAAAAAACGTTAAATGGTTGGAAGAGATTGACAATGAGTTTTTTATTGACACTCAACTCAAATACACTATTAAAAACGGAGATAGTCAAATTAGGCTATGCAATATGCTACTGCTACGGGACGCCTTAAACTCAATAATCGAGGAGGATGAATAAAAAAGATGGAATCTAAAACAGACCGATTAAAACGACTGAATGACAAAGCTAACAAGATAGTTGAAACCTACGCGCATAGGATCGGCCACGTACTCGTGTGGACTCCGAAAGAGAAAAAAATTGAATACGATAATCTTCTTGATCAGATCGGCGAATTGATGGAAGGGGCAGAAGAATGAGAGATTTCGAATTTTACTCAAATGATTTTTGTAAAAAAATGAGGGTATCTGACTACCTAAAACGTCTACTATGCTTGGTGATTGATGAAGTTGAAAACTTCAATGGTAAAAGGCCATTCGGTAATTCTGGGTGGCTATATGATATATACAGCGACATGATAAAGCTAAAGTTAGTAGACGGTAAAATGGATGATCATGGATATGTTGAAGAATTAGACTGCAAAAAAGCAGACGAACTTTTAATGGAACTTATTATGGGGCTGGAATGACGAAGCATTACGCCTTAAGGCTTGAGGATGAAAAAAAATCCTGTGTTTATGATCTGGAATCCGTTGTAGAATTCCTGCATGACGCCGAAAAAGGAGAACGGTTTTTTATCTCTGTTGTTGAAGTCGAAGAAACTGAACTTGAAATTTTACCAGGAAAATAAAAATGATGAAAAAAAAGGTATGTAAGCATTTTAACGGGGTCTATTCATCGGGCATGGAATATGGTGTTTGTGAAAAAGGCGTAGGCTACAGGCATCTTGTAGGCGGTGAAGATTTCGGTTGGTCGAAAAGAATCCCTTGTTTTAAAAAGCATGAGACAGAGGTTGCTTGTGAGATGTATTCTGAGCCGACAGAAGAAGATCTGATGAAAGCAGCGAAGGAAGAGGAAGAATGGATGGTCTGTTTTAAAAAGCAGGTTAACCTAATGTCTGATATTAAAAAAAATAATAAGTGGGGGGAAATCGGGGAAGACATTTGCCCCATCTGTAACAATAAAATTCATTGGTCAATTTCAAAATTTAACGGGCATCTTTATTTAGTATGCGAAACTAAAGGATGCATCTGTGTTATGGAGTAGAATGATGAAAGATAAAGAACTTAAAAGCATGAGAGAACTTTATGAAATTAGAGGAATGGAGCTAAAAAAAAAGCAAATCATGCCATAATTGCCAGTATAAATTAATCATAATAGGCTCCCAAATAGAATACAGCGATTATGGACGAAGCAGCATGATAACGCAGGAGAATTTTTGCAATTCACACAATGAGGTAATCCCGTACATGTATGACGGTAATGCGTATTGTTACAGACATCGGCATAAGTAAAAAAAGATACAATGAACGAAACTGATATGCTGATTGAGGAATTCAGCGAATTGATGGAGGAAGAAGAAGAGTGGAATTAAAAAATGGAACTGAAAAATTGGATGAAAAACTTGATAGATTGATGAGGCTTGATAAACTGTCCGAATTAATCAATAGAATAGATAATCATTGTTGCGCGTTAAATCTCGATATACCGGACAATATCCATTACGACGTACTAAAGCTCCATTACGACGCAATAAAGTCTGCACTGCCAGATGTACGGGACGAACTTAAATCGATCTATCTTGAGATGGGCGGTGAAAATCATTGGAAATAGTGCTTGACAAGGTACGCAATAGAGCGTACTGTTAAGTACAACCTATTTAATTTAATCAAAAAAACCTGGAGATAAAAATGGATGAATTTAAGGTGTTTAGACAAGCATTATATAGATCGTTCGAACGGATGTCAGAACGTAGTCTATTCGTAACAGACGTATCAAAAGACGAGCTATGGGACACATATTTGGATAGTTTTCCAGAGGGAACGAACGAAATATTCCGGGAACGTCGAGAATACGATTGTAACGCATGTAAAAGTTTCATAAGAGCTTGTGGCTCTGTTGTGACCGTGGTTAACAATAGATTGGAATCTATATGGGATTTAGTCAATCTTGAAGACCACTTTCAAGTTGTAGCTAACGCCATGTCAAAGCTGGTAAAATCTAAGAAAATAAAGGACGTCTTTGTATCTTCCGAAAAAAGGATAGGAAAAGACTTTACGCAACAGATTCATGGTGTCCCTCCCATCACTTTTGGTATTTGGAATCATTTTTACGTAGACGTTGGAAAAAGAAATATTATGTCCAACGATTTGATACTTACGCACTTATCGCATAAACGAAGCGGGGTACATTTATTTAGACGGGCTTTAGAAGAAATATCTATTGAAGCGATTGAAATCGTTATGGACTTGATAAACCAAAATTCAGTGTATCGTGGAGAAGAACACAAGACGTCGGTCAAAAAATTCCACGCTTTAAAGCTGGGTTATCGCTCTATAAACGACGAGAACGAACGACTTAATTTTTGTTGGAACGCTAAAGAAGTCGATTCTGTTCTTCGGATTAAAAATACAGCTATTGGGACGTTATTAGTGGATATTTCAGACGGAATGGATCTTGACGGTGCTGTCCGTCTATTCGAGACAAAAGTTGCACCGGCTAATTACAAACGACCTAAATCGATTATCACTAAAAGAATGTTAGACGATGCTAAAAAGCAAGTAGATGAGCTTGGCTTCAACGATTCTCTAGGTCGACGATATGCAGTGGTTGACGACATAACAATCAACAACGTGTTATTCGCTGATCGATCGATTAAGAAAATTATGAATGTTTTCGATGAAATATCGGCAGATCTACCGGTTGATCTGAAAAAATTTAAAAAGCTGGAAGAGATCGATATTAAAACGTTCATTTCTGATATTGTTCCAAAAGCGGACAGTTTAGAATTGATGTTCGAAAACAGACACGTAGGGAATTTAGTAAGCTTAATTGCTCCCATAAACGCCGACGCAAAGCTTATTTTTAAGTGGGATAATAACTTTTCATGGTCGTACAAAGGCGAAGTAGCCGACTCTATGAAACAAAGGGTTAAATCGGCGGGCGGCAATGTTGACGGCGTGTTGCGATTTTCTATTCAATGGAATGATGGAGATAATAACCAAAATGACTTCGACGCCCACTGTATCGAGCCGAACGGGAATCACATATGGTTTAGAAATAAAGGTCGCGAGCAACCCTCCACTGGCAGGCTGGACGTTGACATCATATCCCCTGGGAATATGGTGGCGGTGGAAAACATCACGTGGACGAATAAAAACAGAATGCAAGAAGGCGCTTATAGATTTTTCGTTCATAACTACAGTCATGTAGGCGGTAAAACCGGATTTACGGCGGAAATAGAGTATGAAGGCCAGATCTATTCATACGCATATAACCAGGAGCTAAATCAAGATCAAAAAGTAACAGTGGCAATCGTTAGATTTTCGAGAGAGAACGGCATCGAGTTTATGCAGTCGTTGCCGTCCACCTCCGCCTCTAAATATATATGGAGGGTAAAAACACAAACGCTAAACCCGGTATCTATGATTATGGAGTCCCCAAACCATTGGGATGAAAAAGTCACCGGTAATAAGCACTATTTTTTTATGCTGAAGAACTGCTTAAATCCCGAAAAAACGAGAGGGTTTTTCAATGAGTTTCTTAAAGAAGATCTCAGTAAATACCGGAAAGTTTTTGAGGTGTTAGGCAGCAAGATGTTGACTGATAAAAGTGATAACCAGTTAAGCGGCCTTGGTTTCTCTTCTACTCAGCGAAACGACATTATTTGTAAAGTGTCTGGAAGTTTTTCCAGAATCATTAAAATAACTTTTTAAAAAGGAGATGAAAAATGTTTGAACGCGCTACAAGATTAAAGCTCAGATTCGCGACAGGTAAAGGGTTAGCGACAATTGAGGATTTGTGGGACATCCCGCTCCTGGACAAATCAGGCGTTTCACTGGATGAAATTGCGAGACGGCTAAACAGGGATGTTAGCATGGCAAGAGAAGAGAGTTTTGTCATTAAAAGAACAAATAACGACGATATCTTAGAATTGAAATTTTCGATTGTTAAACACATCATTAAAGTGAAACTGGATGACGTCGAAAGAAAAGAAAATGCAGCCGCCAACAAAGCCAAAAAAGATAAGTTAATGGGAATCATCGCCGCCAAAGAAGAGGAAGGATTGAAAGAAAAGAGTCTCCCTGATCTGAAGAAAATGATAGAAGAATTGTAAAGCCCCTGGTTGTATTTCGATTTAATATTTAAATATTTGAAGCGTTATATCTATAGCGCTTCAAATACAAAAAATACAGGAGAACAGATGATAAAAAAAGGCGTGTGTAAACACTACAACGGCGTGTACGGTGCAGGCATGAAGCAAGGAACATGCGAAAAAGGCGTAATTTACAGAAGTCTTGTTGGCACTCCCTGTTTTAAAAAACACGATACCGATACTGTCTGTGAATTGTATTCAGAACCAACACAAAAAGATTTTGAGCGTCAAAAAGAAAAAGAAAAATTGTGGGAGCGTAATTTTGATAAGCTAATGATTGCGTTGTACTTTATAAAAAGTGAGCACAGTTGTGGCGATTCAGGCAAAATGAAATGTCCGGTATGCGATAAGACGCTGACTTGGTTAATATCCGGGTATAACGGTCACATCACGGCCCAATGCGAAACGAAAGGATGCATTTTCGTAATAGACTGAAATGAATGTCTTTTACGAAAATGAACACGGCATATTATGGCACGGTGATTGTTTAGAAGTTATGAAACTACTACCGATTGATATTGATAGGGTGGATATGGTTCTTTCGGACCCGCCATACGGAACAACTCAAAATAAATGGGATTCCGTAATTGATCTTGACGAGATGTGGAAATCGGTAAATGAATTAGTAAACGATAACACGCCGATAATTTTAACCTCAGCGCAGCCGTTTACGTCTGCTTTAATCATGAGCAATATAAAAAAATTCAGATATCAGTGGGTATGGGCGAAAAGTCAAGCAGTCGGGCATTTAAACGCTTATAAAATGCCAATGAGGGAGCATGAGGATATCTGCGTATTTTACAACAGGTTACCGACCTACAACCCACAAATACGCGATAAGCCCAAAGAAAATATTAGACCCGCTAAAAGAGTTAAAAAACTCAGCAAAGATAATTCATGCTATGGCAAACACACAAAAGGCTCAGATCGTAAATTACCAATTGATAAGTCTCTTCCGACATCGATTATAAAATTCAATAGCCCGCAAAATAACTTTCATCCGACCGAAAAACCGGTTGATCTTTTCAGCTATTTAATTTCAACCTACACAAATCAAGACGACAAAATTTTAGATTTCTGTGCCGGGTCCGGCACTACTGCGATAGCGGCGGAAATTACAGGTCGAAAATGGGTGTTAATAGAAAAAGAAGAAAAATACTGCGACACGATAGTGAAAAGACTAAATGTAAAATAGTACTTGACATAGTACTCTATACCGCGTACCGTAAGAACATACTGTATTAAAAACATTAAACGATACGAACTGTAACAGGTTAGAAAAAATAGGAGGTAAAAATGCACTCGCCGACTAAAGCCCGGCATAATCAAAAACCACTTAACAAAACAGAAGATGAAAATACTAACATTGTTTATTTTTACGATAAATTCAGTTACCGCATTGTTGGCCACTGAATATTTCACCTCTTTTTCAAAGCAAGATTTAGCACTTCAGTCTGTTTTTACTTTAGTGACCTGCTATGATTGGGTTCAAACAAAAGAGTTTAGAAGAGAAGGGCCGGGCCAAAAATATGAAAAAAACCCGATATTAGGGAAAGAGCCGTCACAAGAAAGAGTCAATACTCTGATATTTGGGGCGATAATTGGCCACGCATTAGTGACATATGCACTACCAAAAAAGTACAGGGAGTATTGGCAAGTGTCTTTTATCTCAATCGAAGCCGTAGCAGTTAGCGCTAATCATAGAAACGGCGTAAGAGTTATCGGTAATTGGTAGCAACTAATCAATTAACTGGAGAGACTAATGGAAATGAATTTTGATGAGTTTAAAAAGCTTATTAATTTGGTTAAAACTAATACGGTAGTCGAAGAATCAGATTATTCTCTTGAGATGGCGAAAATTTGGTTTTTAATCGGTGCGGGTAAAAGGACCGCCGCCATAAAAACTTTAAGGGACTTTAAAAGTTTAGATTTAAAAACAGCTAAAGGACAAATCGATGCTATGATGGAAGCTTCAGACTCCTTTGATTAATTTAAATTTTGAGGATTAAAGATGAAAATAGACGATAGAAATAAAGATAAAATCGACCCGTTAGGCAAAAGGATTGGCGTAATAGAAATATCTTGCGCTATTATATGGAGGTCTACGTCGATTATAGCCCACGTTATGTCTAGGCTAAAACTAATACCGTTAAGCGTCGAGACTGATACCTTTATTTCAGTGATTAGAATTACCGGTATATCGCCGGCTTTCAGCAAAGAGATAGAGGACAGTGAAAATCCTCCAAAATACGATATTATATTAGAAACAAATCCGAATAATCCAGATGAGCCGAAAATATCAGTCAAACTAATCGATTAGCGCGATATCAAGATAAAACGCAATCGTTTTGATAATAATTACTTGAAAAAGGTATACAAGGAGATATAAAATGTTAACAAGATATAAAGCTGTCAGTCTTACGCGAGAAATTTGGAGACAAAAATCTATAGGTGTCTATACGCATCCAGACATTGATACGTCTGAATTTCTGAACAAATGCCCTTGTTGTCAATACGTTCACGAACAAAACGGTAACAAGTTTTTTGAGGCTGAAGAGTGCGAAAAGTATTGTCCTTTAGAATGGCCCAAGAATGATGAGGGCCGCAACACGTGTCGTGAAGGCGGTCTTTACGATAAATACCTTTCAGCAGATATTAAAACTGAAAGAAAAATAGCCAACCAAATATCTGAACTCCCAGAAAAACCAATAAAACAAGAGAAAGAAACGATATCAAGAGCTGAAGCAATAAGATTGACTAGAGAAATTTGGAGACAAAAATCTAAAGGTGTCTATACGCATCCAGACATTGATACGTCTAAATTCCTGAACAATTGCCCTTGTTGTCAATACGTGTATGAACAATATGGTAGCGAGTTTTTTGAGGCTGAAGAATGTGAAAAGGATTGCCCTTTAGAATGGCCCAAGAATGATGAGGGCCGTAATGACTGTTGTAAAGGCGGGCTTTACTCTAAATACAAATCAGCAGATATTAAAATAGATTTAATATCCGCAAGAAAAATAGCCAAACAAATATCTGAACTCCCAGAAAAGTCAATAAAACATGAGAAAGAAACAATATCAAGAGCTGAAGCAATAAGATTGACTAGAGAAATTTGGCGTTGGAAATCTGAATCTGAATTACCAGTTCCAGACATTGATACGTCTGAATTTTTGAACAAATGCCCTTGTTGTCAATACGTGTACGAACAAAACGGTAGCGAGTTTTTTGATATTAAGGAGTGTGAAAAGTATTGCCCTTTAGAATGGCCCAAGAATGATGAGGGCTGTAAGTCGTGTAGTAATGGCGGTCTTTACGATAAATACGAAGCATCGAACGACCCCACAGTGAAAAGTGAAATCGCTAAACAAATATCTGAACTCCCAAAAAAACCACTTAACAAAGGCGAGCAAAAGATAATTTCTTGCATGGATTCAGAACTTGAAGTATACATAAGGGGGCAAAAGATAATTTCTTGCATGATTTCAGAACTTGAATTGAATAAAAAAATGGTCGATAAAATCTCTTCAACGGTTATAGAAAATTGGACCTGCATTAAAATTGAAGATAAGATCTCTACAAAAATCGATCAGTTAAAAAAAGAGCTTGAAGAACTTAAAAAGATAAAATAATCAGTTATTTATTACTTTCTACTGAAAGGAAAAAAAAAATGAAATATCTTGTGATTTTAAATGGTGGGTCTGGAAGACCGATGTTTTTGACGGACAACAATGATGAAGCTTGTCTCTTTGATTCTAAACGAGATGCTGAAAACTCCGGCAATGACAATGCATGCGGTGAAGCCAGAGGTTTTGATGTTGTTGAGTGGGACTATTTTGAAGATAAGATCTCCGCAAAAATCGATCAATTAAAAAAAGAACTGGAAGAACTGGAAGAACTTAAAAAGGCTAAAAAGGGCCATGTTCCGGGATACTATCAGCCAAATATTGGGGAAAGGTACTTTTTTTCTACAGAAGAGGCTATCTTGACTCGTTTTTGGGGCGGCGGAAAACACGATATTTGGTTGATCGATAATGGCCTATGTTTCAAAACAATAGAGGAAGCTGAAAAAGTTCGCGAATATAAAAAAGCAAAGCTTTCCCTTGTCCAGCGTATACATAAGTACAACGATGGGTGGAAGCAGGATTGGTATAATAGTAACATAGATAAATACTGTTTCACTATTGACGCTAGCCCCACTGAAATCATAAAAATCATGCGTTACCGTTGGGAGCAAAATCTTGAATCTTGCATGTACTTCAAATCATATGAGATCGGTAAAAAAATAATTGAAGATCTTGGAGAGGCAACAATTAAGCTCGCAATAAGAGGGGTTGAACTATGACACTCGCTCTGTATATATGTATTGCTAGAATAGCAGCTATTTGCGGTATTGCAATATCATCATTAGTGTGGGGGTTTGCAGCTGCAGTTCTAACTCATCAATTTATCAACGATGAAGAATTAACTGTTCCGTTTATACAGATGAAACTAGACGGGTTTAATACTATATTTTATCTTACTGTATCCATATTCGTTTTTCCGTTTTTGGCTTGCCTGATTGGGATGATATGGCCAATAATACCGATATCGTTAATCGTATTCGTATTTTTTCGTACACTGTTTGCTATTAGGCGAGTTATCAGATTAGAGAAGAAACTCGATAAAATGGAGAAAGAAACATGACGTTTCGAATGTATGCTGATATCGGGGCAACTGTTGTCATTATTTTCTGGATAATAGCGCTAGTGATTTTTGTTTTTGTATTCGCTACATTTGCTTATCAATTTATTAATGATCAGGATTTTAATCTCGGTGATGATAAAAAATTAAGCTTAGAAGAGGTGGGTAGAATCTTAGGCGCTTGGTCTATTTTCGGGATTTTAGCCCCGATCATTATTGGTATGTTTTGGCCGGCAGCGGTGATGGCGTCAGTATGTTTGGTTTTGTATTTTATTCGATATTTGATCAGGATGGTTAAAATTGCAAAAAAAGAAATGGAGAAATAAAATGAAAGAACAAATAATAATGATCGTAGTCGTAGCTGCTGTTGTAATTGCGTTAATGGCGTTCATAAAGCTAAGCCAAGCGGACATAAACAAGATTACAACTGAAGACGGTCTTGAATGCGTAACCGCAAAATCATTGAATAGCTTTTCGATTGACTGCAATTACGAAAAACATAATCACATGACAAATTTTGGTGAATTCCCGTATTCAGAAATAATAGAAGAGGCGAAATAAAAAACCGAATATATCAGAAATCACAATGATTTGTATCATAGACAGTTTAATCTATTCATGTTAGTATAGCGCTACAGTGCTATAAAAACAGTAATTAAGTGTACTTACAGTTAAACTTCGTACACTATATATGTTAGCGACAAAAATCTTAACATTAAAACGAATATGAAGACGTTAAAATACAGAATAGAACATGAGATAACAGAAGACCACATAACCGCCGGAATAGTTGAATTATTAGTTTCGAAAGAAAAAAGGATATCAAAATTAAAAGTTGAATGGTCTGTAAGAGACGGACTAAAAGCTTCAGGCGAAGAGTGGAGAGAGTTTCACGGCGCTTACGAAGATTACCCGAACGAGCTTTATCAAAAAGCAAAGACGATAGGTGCGTCTCTGTTTCCAGAAATTTATAAGTGAACGCAGTAGGGCGCGAGTTATTAGCGTCCTTAGCGGCCCCGGTAAACTTTTATATACGCTTCGTGGCCGCTTAAAAATGAGCTGTGAGCTAACGGGAATCGAGCGCCACACTGCAACCGGTTCAGTGACAAGCATGCGGTAAATTCGTAACCACTAGCGCCTGACTATGTATAAAACCATAGAGCTGAGTTGCGGCGTAAGACGTGCCTTGGTTTGTATCGATAGACACTCACAGCTTTTAAACGCCCCCCTGTGGCGAAAATGGCAAATGCACACACTAATGGCGGTGACCGCCCACGAAAGGAAATGAGGGTTCAAATCCCTCCAGGGGGCTTCAAAAACATTAAACTAAAAAACTTAAAATTATGAAAAGAGTAGTAACAGTTATTTTTAACGATACAAGCAGTGATTATTCATACTTCACCGACATCGACGGCCTTAAGAAAGGTGACTTGGTTGTTGTTCCAGTATCTAATTTTGCACACGATTTTGGCTATTCGATAGCGAAAATATACCACGTAGACCGCGTAAGACCGGAGGTGCAAGCCGCAGCGACAAAGTGGATAGTTCAAAAAGTGGATACGGATATATGAGACAAAGACCAAAACTCTCATTAACACAGGCTTTAAATAAACCAACGTTTGTGTGGCGCGGAGGATTTGAAGATCGATTACTAGCTAAAAGTGCAGATTTCGAACACTGCTTAGCTCAACCGGGGGTATGGCGGACAAGGGACAAATATAAAGCGTTAAAACTGATAGACTACGCGGACGATTCAGCATTAAAAGTTCTTCTTCCGTTAGAAGAAAATGTAGCCGCTAGTCTTGAAATATTAGCGCCGTCTAACCGTGTCATATCCCCGGAAGGATGTTCTTATTTCCCGTTTCAAGAGTCCGGTATTGTACAAGCCAGTAATCGCAGAATATCACTATTAGCCGACGATATGGGGACGGGTAAAACGGTTATGGCGAGCGGTATAAATAACTATTTGTTTTTTAAAAAATCGCTCGTTATCGGTCCGGCCTCCCTTAGATTGAAATGGGTAAGGGAGCTACTGAAATGGGACATCAATTGTGATGAGGCTTATGCTATCCTGTACGGTAATCAGGAGCTAAAGAAAGGGGCCACTACCGTCATATCGTATAATTTAGCAGTCTCAATGATCGATCAGTTAAAAAGTGAACACTGGGACCATTTAATTTTGGACGAAGCCCACTATCTTAACAACCCGGAGACTGCTAGAACTATGTCGATACTAGGCAGAATGGACGATAACGGGGATTTTAAAGGCGGTCTTATCGATAACGCCGAAAAAGTCACGCTTTTAACAGGTACCCCTATCACCAATCGCGCACACGAATCGTTTTTCATGCTTAGAGCCGTAGCGCCTGAAGTACTGGGGCGTAAATATATAAATTACGGCGCGTATCTCCAAAGATTCTGCAAATATTATGTTGGAGATCACGGCATAGCGGTAACGGGTAGCAAGAACGACTGGGAGTTGTACAATATGTTGAGGGGTAGCGGTTTCATGACTCGCAGATTAAAGAAAGCTGTTTTACCGCAATTGCCGGAAAAATTACACAGCCTAGTTGTTTTTCCTGCAGACAAAACGATTATGAGAATAATTGAAAAGGAGCAACCGTTCGACCCGGAGGAAATTATAAAATTAGGAGAGGGCGAAAACTCCTATCCAGCGCTCCCTGAATTGCGTAGAGAAATGGGAGAGGCAAAAGTCCCACTTGTTCATGAATACGTCAATATGCTGCTTAAAACAACGAATAAAGTTATCATTGGGGCAATCCATAAAAATGTAGTTAGAGCGTTATATGAGGCTCTAATCGACCACAACCCGGCCGTTATCGTAGGGGCTACGCCCCCGGTAAAAAGACAGTTGGAAGTAGATAGGTTTCAAGACGACGAAAGCTGCCGTATTTTCATAGGAAACTTACAAGCTGCCGGTGAAGGGCTGGACCTTACTGCAAGTAGCGAAGTTGTTATTTCAGAGCCTGACTGGGTGCCTTTAAAAAATAATCAATTCATTGATCGTTCGCACAGAATCGGACAGACCGATAAAGTGAACGTTCATTATCTGGTCGTTGAGAATTCACTTGACGCCTACATCCTCAGTGTCGCTCTGTATAAAGCTCGCGATATTGATAAAATTTTAGATGGAGATATACGTGAAAATTACAATTGAAATAAACAGCGTTGAAGATGCTGAAGAAGTGAAAAAAACTATTCAACAATTGGCCTCGAATGACGGTCAAACATCACATCTTGAGGGCGCGACTGTGACGTTTAAATCTGAGGCTACTAATACCGGTGATTTAAGTATAAACCTCTTTGACGAAGATTTAAATATCGACAGTGATTTCACCGGCAGATCCGGCGAGAGTCAAAAATTACACAGTGACGATTTCGGGAAATCAGACGACGAAACGCCGAAAGAAAAACGCGCCAGGATTAAAGCTGAGCTGAAAAGTCTCGGTATTGATGTTGATAGCAGTAAAGCCGCTACTGATAAGCTTGAAGCAAGGCTTGCAAAAAAATTAGCCGATCTGAAAAAAGAACCTGTTGAAACTCCTGTTGGAACAAAACCGGGCGCTGACGAAAATGAAATAACAGATCTGCTTGACGAACTGGACAGCGCCTCTGAAAAAGAAAAAGTGACAACTGAATCTGTTCGAGAAAAGTGTAAAATCTATCTTAAACTCTCAAAAGTAGAAAAGTTGTATAAACTTCTTGAAGATTACGGCGGCGATAGAAAACTGTCAGTGATTGAAACTAAAGGGCTTTTAAACACAGTAGACGACGCCTTGAACGTTCATATAGCTGGATTGCAGTTTCGAGAAAAACACGGCGCCGACAAGACAAAAGAAATACTAATGCTTGTCGGTAAAAAACCATCTTTATGGGATGTAGACATCTCTACTCACGAGCTTTTGACAAAAGCTTTCCAAGAGGGACTATAGTGTTGCATTCTAAATTGGGGGCGTCGTCCATGTATCGTTGGGCGGCTTGCCCCGGCTCCGTCGCCAAATGTAGGGATATCGAATCAGTAACGTCTATATACGCGCAAGAAGGGACGGACGCCCATAAATTGGGGGAATTAGCGTTGATTGAAAAAAAATCCCCTAGCCATTGGATAGGAAAAACTATTGGCAAGACGAAAATAACAAGCGACATAGCTAATCACGTAGCATCTTATGTGGCTACAATCCATCTTGATTGGCCTTTAGAAGACCGAGAACACATTCGTCTTGATGTTGAGAAGAAGTTTAATTTGGATTGGTTGATACCGGGTGCTGGTTTGTTCGGCACAAACGACGCTTGCCTCTGTGAACCGTTTGGTAAGTTAAGATTATACGATCTTAAATTCGGTTATGGAATCGTAGAGGTGGTGAATAACCCACAGTTACTTTATTATGCTACGGGTGCATTAGGGAAAGACGATTATGATGAGATTGAAATGATAATCGTTCAACCACGTGCAAGTCATCCAGAAGGCCCTATTAGACGCTGGACAGTTACTCAAGAGTATGTAATGGATTGGGTTCAGAAAGTATTAGTTCCGGCAATAGAGGCGACTCAACAACTAGACGCACCTTTAATACCTGGAGATCACTGCACATATTGTCCGGCAAAAGAAAAGATGTTATGTGATACTCAGAAAAAACATGTATTTAGCATCGCTAAGTCTGATTTTTCATCTGTTTCAAACCCGAAAATCGCAAAACCGGAAGACTTGACAAATGAAGAACTGAACAAGTCAATTCTAAAATTAAAACTCGTAGAATCTACGCTTAAAAGCTGGAAAGAGTATGCGTTAAGTAGGATGAAATCGGGCGGCGTACTTCCAGATTTTAAGCTGGTTGAGACCTCCCCGCGCCGCAAATGGGTGGATGAAGATTTTGTTGCTAAGACTTGTGAAAGTGCCATAGGTGACGACGCATATAATCCGAAACAACTTAAATCGCCCAATCAAATGGAAACGGCATTTGCTCAGCACGGGCATAAGCCACACGCAAGAAAAGAGATGTTGGGACACTTATGGAAGAAACCAAAAGGTGTGTTGGATATCGCCCCGTTGTCAGATAAGAGACAGGCCGTAAAAGCGCCGATTAGTTCAGATTTTACGGACGTTGAAGACGTTAACGACTTTTTAAATTAGGAGGAAAAATACATGGAATTAATAAGCTGTAAGGCGTGTGGTGTAGTGCTTGATAAACAATCTCTTAGTTTTCCTGAAATTTGGGACGCTGAAGGTGATTTAATCCAAGAATACGCGATATGGGACGGTGATTCTCACGTGGCCGTCGTCCCCTGTCCTGTATGTAAAACGATTATACGAAAAGACGCCATGTTTTAAACTAATACAAACAATGGAGAAAAAAAATGAGTGATCAAGTTTACGGTGAAAAAATTTTAACACCGCCTTTCCGGGTTATTTTTCCTACGCTTTTTGATGTGGATGCGGAACGGGAACAAAAGAAAAACGGAAAAGAATACAAGGAATACAGTGTAAACGCGCTATTTAATAAAAGCGCTGATCTTAAACCGATGTTAAAAAGTGTTCACGAAGTAGCGACCGAAAAGTGGCGAAGCGTTCCGAAAAATCTTAAAAATCCATTCAAAAACGGCAGCAAAGAAAAGGATCTGGACAAGTATCCATATTATGAAAACACAATTTATATTCGTTTTTCTTCTTACGATCAGCCGGGAATCGTCGACGGAAAAATGGAGCCGGTTATAGATAAATCTCAAGTATATTCTGGATGTTGGGCAAGAGCTACAGTGGTGGCAAAAACTTATGGCGGGTCCGGGACCGGGTATCAACCAGGGGTGTCTTTCAAATTACAGAATATTCAAATTTTGCCGAAAAGTTTCGTTGAACAAGAGTTAGGGCTAGAGGTAGAGGATAGCGCGTTAACCGGTCGGAGATCGTCACCGAATGAAGATTTCGACGGCATTGATTTTGAAGCTGATGACCCCGCAAATTATGAAACTGTTGAAGACGACATTGGATACGACTTTTAAGACGATTTTACTGAAGATGAAATCCCTTATTAATCTATAATTTTTATAAACGTTCCGTATTAACCGGTATATCCGGTTAATACGTCAAATAAATTAATAAATGGGAACTAAACTAACTATCGATTTTGAAACTCGTAGTGAATGTGATCTACGTAAATCAGGAGCCTGGAAGTACTCGGAACACCCAAGTACAGAGGTTATATGTATGGCTATGAAGGTTAATGATAGACCCCCGGTTATCTGGATCAATCAAGCTATCGTTAAAGAGGCGTTCAGTTTGCCTATAATCTCAACAGAAAGTGCGCAACAGCTGCTATTGACAGCGGGTATTATCGAAGCGCATAACGCAGAGTTTGAACAAGCAGTTTACATAAACGTGATGATAAAAAAATACGATTGGCCTGAATTAATAGATAAAAAAGAAACCTCAGAATGGAGATGTTCGGCAGCTAAAGCGGCGGCTCATGCATTACCAAGGTCATTAGACGGGGCTTGTAAAGCGCTTAATCTTTCGGTTCAGAAAGATATGGAGGGCCACAAGATAATGATGAGACTTTGTAAACCTAAAAAACCGTCTAAAAAAGATCCCAGTATATGGGACGAAGACCCGGAAAAGTTTCGTAAACTGCTAAAGTATTGCTTGAGAGACGTTGAATCAGAATATGCCATATCTGAAAGTCTGAGAGGTCTTGACCCGATAGAACAAAGAATATGGGATATCGATCAAAAAATAAACGCCCGTGGTATATATGTAGATCTTGACGGCATCGCAAATATAGTGCGTATGGTGGAACATTTTGAAAGTGAACTATCAACCGAAGCTTACGAGATAACAGAACACGCTATTAATAGCCCCAGACAAGTAAAAGCGTTTAGAGAATGGCTGAAATCAGAAGGTTTAGAAGCGCCAAATTTACAAAAACAGACTGTAACAGATCTGCTAGCTAAAGAGTTACCGGGAGACTTAAACGATAAAGGCGGTAAAGTCAGACGAATGCTAGAGATACGTCAACGACTGTCAAAAAGCTCCACTTCTAAATTTAAAAAGTTTTTAGCTATGGTGTGCAGTGACGGCAGAGTGAGGGGAACAATGATGTATCACGGCGCTAGTACTGGCCGTTGGTCCGGGAAAGGAATACAGCCCCAAAACATGCCAAGGGGGACGTATAAAGATTCCGAAGACTGTTTACAATTCGTAGCTAAAAACGAATACGGCGTAATCGATGCGCTCTATGACTCTCCTGCAATAGCCGCCTCAAAGTTAATAAGGGCTGTTATAATGGCGGCTCCGGGGCACGATCTTATATGTGCGGATTATAAGGGAATAGAGATGCGCGTTCTTGCTTGGCTGGCTGGATCTACTTGGCGGCTGAAAGCTATTCGAGAAAATATCGATTTATACAAGGTAGCTGCTATGAATACTTACGGGGTCGAATATGACGACGTGACCGCCGAACAAAGGCAAGTCGGGAAAGTAGAAGAATTAGCATTAGGCTACCAAGGTTCATGGCCGGCATTTTCATCCATGGCAAAAAATTATGGCGTTAAACCTCCTGACGACGTAGAGCTGGCTAAAGAGCCGGACCTTTTACATGAGGGCGCTCATTATACCGAACGGTTTTTAGAGGCTCATAAAGAAGAAACAAAAGAGTACAATAGAGATTGGAGACATAACGGCAGAACTTTGTCCGAAACAGACGCCAAGTTTAAAAAATGGGCCGCCCCCATTGTCAAATCGTGGAGAGATAACAACCCAGAAATAAAACAAATGTGGTGGGATTTTGAAGGGGCGGCACTAGAAGCGGTTAAGTCCGGCAGAACGCAGCGTGTAGGTAAGATTTTATTCGGAGTAAAAAGAAACTTTTTATGGATGCGGTTACCATCTGGTAGAAGATTAGCTTATTATGATCCAGAAATAAAATCAAAAATAATGCCGTGGAAAAAGATAGAAACCGATCCTGATACCGGTGAAGAGATAGAGGTTGATGTGTACAGAGATGTTGTAACGTATATGGGAATCGATTCTAAATCGAATTCAAAAAAATGGGAAAGAATCTCATCACACGGGGGCAAATGGGTTGAAAATGCTGTTTCAGGCATATCAAGAGACATAATGGCTGAATCAATGCCAAGGCTCGAAAAAGCTAAATACAGCATAATAATGCATGTTCATGACGAGATTTTAAGCGAAGTCCCAGAAAACTTCGGTTCACTAGAAGCTTTTGAAAATCTAATGGCCACGCCTCCGATTTGGGCGAAAGATTGTCCTATAGAAGCGGAAGGATGGAGAGGAAAAAGGTATAGAAAATGAATTTATCAATAGAAATAGAAGCGTATAGCAAGACTTGCCCGCACGTAATGGAGGATGGAGTCGTACAAAACTGCTTTACTTCTAGCTGTATGGGCTGGATTGAAGTATACCCAAGAATCAAGATGGAAAACCATTCTGGCGCTTATGAAAATCTCGTTAGCCATGCTGTCAAAAGGAAATGGTGTGCGCAAGCTCCGAGAAAAGAAGGGCCTGACAACAGTTCAGGTTTTGTAGTATTGGATGCCGTCGGCTATTGCGGAAAAAACAACTATCAAGCAGGTCAAAAATGAAAATATCTAAAATAAATGAAAAGAAATTATCAGAAGATCTAATTTCTATAAGTTATGACGTGGGCCCGGATCATTCTGGCTATTGGGAGATAGATCGAGATATGCTAAATTTGATCAGAACGTTTCAAGAAAGCGACGGAACATATATGTGGCAACCTGGACTAGGTCTTTACGAGTATAATACGTTATTAGGAAGGCCCATAAAAAAAATTGATAAAGGTATCTACCTTGTGTATATAACTAAATTCGGCACGAAACACAAGAAACGATTTGATTTAATAAAATATTTTAGATAGCAATTAACTAATCATTTAATTTAGGGATGATAATTCTGCCGAATATTGAAATCAAAGGGGCCACCTCGTTTCTTAACTCGTCGACCTCCTTTTGAAGATCTTCAATTTTTACCTCGTTTTTACAACAGGCCCTATCTGTATTCTTTGCTATTGTGCGGGAGTTTAATAGCTCGCCCGCAACTTTCATCTGAAAAACTTCAAGCTTTTTCTCAGTTTTAAGATGCATCCACAACAGACAAAGAATCCCTAGAAATATATGAGCTTGGTAGTCTTTGAAGATTATTTTCAAAATCGGCAGAACCTCTAACATGATCTCCTTTTTTACATTGTTTTAGCGTTCATCTCGATACGCACGTTAGCCAGTGCAGCATCTCTAGCGGCAGCGGTTGAGAATATCCATTTTTGAAAAGGGTTTGCCGTGCTTTTCATAAAAAAGTCAATATCATATGACGCAGGAGGGCCAATAATATCAACAGAGCATACGCTGATATGTCACTTTTATCTGATTATTTAATGTTTACTTAACCAACTCCGCTGTAAGTTTTATTTTTTGTGGAACTTTGCCGCTATCTGCCGCCACTAGACCGTCCATCTTTACCGGATCTGTCTCATTCAACAATTCGGTCCTGTTGATGCCAGTGCCTTGATGGATTTCAAATCCAAATACATTGGCAAAATTGTCAATGCCAGCCTTCAGCGCCTGCATTGCTGGTAGGTTAGTATCAATGGCCACTCGTGCATCATCAATAGCCGCAAATCTTGGGTCAGTAGGAGGAACGCCTTGGTTGATGAGATCTTGTTCTGTTTGATCGATATTGGCTCTGAAATCCAAAACAGCCCTGTCATAAACAATACCGCATGTATGAATTGATGGATTATATAACCATACGCACCTATGCTCCCCGCAACAAACCTGGAATATGGCTTCATGGGTGAAATGATTACCGTAGTATTCTCCATCCGGGCCTACCCAGTAGGACCACACGCCGATTGCTGAGTACTTTCCAGGAGGAAGTGTAACGCTAGCATGGCCGTTCGGAGCGTGGATGACAAGATACTCCATTCCTGCATATTCAAGTAATGTTCCATCACAATTGAAAATCGTGATATACCAGTCGCGATTATCAACCTTGCATGGTTGATCCATTTGCGAAACAAAAAATTGAACTTCTGATAACATAATTTCTCCTATTTTTTTTCAGATTGAAGCTCTTTTAATTTCACTTCAATCTTTTTTAAAATGCCTTCTGCTACTATCATAGCAGAGGAATTGCCAGGCGTGAATTTAGCCTCAGCGAAAGATTTATAAATAAGTTCAAGCTCTTCTTTTGTTAAATTTTCCATAAAATCCTTTGGTTAAATTAAAACATCAACGTGAAAATTACAATAATACAGCGCATTATTACCTGCTTGTACAAACTCAATGATAATGCCCTCTCCTAATGATCCTGACACTGTGTAACCAATATTTGTCCTTGTATAATCAATATATCCATTGGCATCCATAGCAGTATCTACCCCATAATCTGTCGCCATATCAACGATTTTTGTTGATGGCCTTCCAGTAAACCCAATGCCAGAATAAACCCATCCAGTAGCAGTGTGCGCCCACAAAATAATATTTGTATTAGAAACACTAGCAGCAGCCTTGCCGTCTGCCTCAAAATCTTCAACTAAAAAGTCCCTGTTTCTGAATGTATCGGCCTTTGCTACTCCATAATTGAATGAGAACGAGCCACTTGCCCCGGTTAACGTGTATGTGACTTGTCCCAGCCATCTTTTTGCCGTCTGAAAATATTGATTGGTTGATACCAAAAGAGTATCTGCAATTAAGATCTCTGAGTCACTTGTAGTTCTTGTCCCATCGTCTGCTATGGAAGTGCCTGATACTGTCAATACTTGGGTTGCTCCAGCTTGCGCTCCAACTACACAGTAAGCATGAGCGCCCAACGCCCTATTTACATCGCCAAAAACTTGGGTCACTGTGCCCCCTATAGTCAATGTTGCTCCTATTGTTGAATACTCATAGAATCCAGCAATAAAATTATTGTCAGTTGATCCATAGTCGCCCATCGTATATGATTTAGTCAGAATAGTAGAACCGACCGCACCCTTTGCCGGTTGGTCCCCTATTGAGCGTGCTTCTTTGAATCGTGCCTGTGTCTGATCATCCAAAGCAGTTGCCCCCTGCTTTAGTGCTATCCACCCGCGCAACACTGCACCCTCGATCAACTGTCCAGGTGATTCAATTATATCTTCCCCAGCAGCCCCAATAGCTTCACCCATTGAATTATAGATAGTCTGTCCATATGTTATTGCTAAGAGTTGGGACACTGGATAGTAATACAACCTTTGGAGAGTATACTTATCTGTTGGGACGGCAGTCTTTGCACCACTATTATCGTAGTTGTCTGGATCAATATCTGTTTGAATATCTGCCACATCAGCATCCTGTAACAAATACCAGTACGTCCCTATTGTTGTTTGTGCTGCATCGGTATGAACGTTTGGAGATGTTGGGTTGCCAAGATTGTCAGCAGCATATCTGTAGGTTACTCCAGCAGATTTGTCAAGTAGCAGATTTGCTCCATTCGCGCTATAAACATTGCCCCGTTTATTCATCGACCCTAATATATACGAAAGATCATTGGCAACATATCCCTGTCCTGTTGCTGAAGTTGTATATTGTCCTACGGCAGTAACTGAATCTGTCACTCCATCTCCCCAACATCTTCCAACGATTGCAATTGTTCGTTTTTCAAGTTGTGTGAACTCGACATCGAATACGAATTCTCCAATTCCAGCAGTAGAAGATTCCTGGACTCCTATCCAAACAATAAAATCGGGAGATCCGAGATTTGGATCTATAGTTTGTTCATCCCAAGATATCTCCCGTATATTAGGAGATCCTGGAGTTGAATAATCGGCTATCAACGCCTTGCCAGCCGTCACATCTATCAATGAATCGTCAACACCATTGATAGAAAGATTTCCACCTTCCAGCACCCCTGTCGTAAGGTTGGTGATTATATCGTCAGAATCAACGACGGAACCGGTAAAGACAATTTTACCGTCTACTGAAAGACCATATTTTGTAGTGTCCTTCAATGCAATATCTTCCCTTTTCAGATACGGATAAATATCGGTTCCGTCGTTGACCTGTACCCCCCATATTGCGAAAGTGCTTGTTGAGTTATGGGTAAAATCGAGCCATTCACCAACGCTTGCACCAGCAGTTAAAGTCCTGCTGTATCTTTGCCAACCGTCACCAGATATGAAGATATTGGATGCACCACCATCAGCTAAATCGATAATAAGTATATTGTTGGTGCCAGATATAAATTTTGCCCAAAAGGAAACGGTATAGGTATTTCCGTTGACGATACCGAGCCCGCTTTGACGCAATCCCAAACCGGCAATATCCCATTGGACGTTGTCTACAAATTCGCCGTTCGGCCCTGTTGTAGCATTTGGTATAATTGTAGTATTGCCCAAGCCGTCCACCCATACAGCATTTGTTAAATCTTCCGACCATCTTATCCTATTCTGGAGTCTGCCAAAACCACCGAATGCGTCTGTATCGCTGTCTAATGTGCATCTTGACCATACTCTACCACTTGATTCACCTGTATTGATATACAGTGAACTATTTTCATCATTGACTCTTATTGCGACGCTTCCCGGAGGCTCAAAAAGAGATGAACCAGGATTATAGTTAATAAGGTACAATTCAGACTCTACAGAAGAGCTTGCAAACTTTATAGGCCCGGCAAAATTTCCAATATTTAATGAAGTCGACTGAGCCTCAATATTAAATGTTGAAACATCTTCATCATAGTATATTTGAGATTGAATGAAACCAGCGGACGTTCGAAAATTAACCTCCGCATTACCGGCAGTTGTAACCGGTTTTAATTCCAAAGCGGTTGAATTTGTATCAATTACTAGGGTTGCTGTTCGGGTATCAGTAATAGAATTACCGGTGGTAGTGTCGAAAATAGCTAAGGCATTAAGTGTGGAACTTTCGTCATCTTTTGTAATTCCAACATTCCATCCGGTAGTTCCGCCGTCTACTCTCTTAAGATAGAAATTAGAACTTGTTCCGGCATCTCTTATTGCAAAAGCACCGCCATTGCCTGTTATATTTCCCAATGGTGAACGGCCTGTTACAAACAAATCTATAGTTCCGCCATTTGTTCCTGTTTTTACAAATTGGACCATTTCTTCAGTGTCAGCAGTAGAATTATTGAAATATAATCTACCACCATTCGCCGCAACATCTATTCTTAATAATGAAGTGGTATTATATAATTCAATAAGACTATCGCTCAAACTGCCGAACGAAAAATTACTAAAAGATTGAATTTGGTAACTACCGTCAAAAACTCCCGAATAACTTGCGCCTGAAGTTGTTGTGACAAAAACATCATTGGTTGATTGATTGTATTTAATAGAATATCTTGAAAGCTGCAGATTATTCCTGATTTCAAAACCACTGACCCCTGTTGCTGAAACATTATCAAGTGAAAGAACTGTATTATTTGCACCAGATACAACAAAAGCATATGAATTTTGCAATGTTAAACCATCTGTACCATCCCATGTTGCTATTGCATTATCTGTGCTTGTTGCTGGCCCCTGTACCCCGCTTGCTCCATGTAAAAAATCAATCCATCCAGTATTGCCTGTATCAGTTCTTTTAATAAATAAATCTGAATTTATTCCATTATCAACTAAACAAAGATTACCGCCTGCGCCTGTTATTACTCCTTCAGGCGATACTTCGCTAACAAATAAATCAAAAGTGCCTCCATTTGTCCCGGTCTGTGTAAATCTAACAAGTGAATTCGTATTAGGTTGATTATTTGTTATTCTGTGTTGATAACTTTGTACCGATCCGCCCACAACATAACTTGCATTATCATTATTGACGGTAATAGGATCAGATGAAAATGTTCTTAAATCAACGGCTCCGTTTGCGTCTAATCTATAGGAATGGCTTGCACCGGACAAAAACAAGGTTGTTCGAATCGCAGTTTCATCATATTGAAAAAGAGTTAATCTTGTTCCAGCAAAGCTTTCTAGGACTATTTGCGATCCAATAGACGCACTTGGAGATTTTAATCTCAATTCTGTATCTGAAACTTCGCTTACTGTAATCAATGATGATGATTGCAGTAATTTTCCAGTTGCCCCATCAAATAAAGCAAGACCAGTGTCAGTTGATGAAGCAGGGCCAACAACGTCTCCTAATAAAGATTGCCAACCTGTGTTGACTCCATCCGTGAGCTTAAAATAAATATTAGGACTTGTTCCACTTACAGAGCAGATAGAAGCATTGTTCGCAGTAATAACGCCTTCAGGAGCTGTATTACTAACATATACTCTTGTGACGCCACCAGTTACATCATCTTTGGCAAGAACTAAAAGCGGTTCTGTATTTGGTTCAGTATTCGAAAATGAAAAGGAATACCCACCGGTAGATCCTGTCAATGTAAAAGTTGATTGGTCATTGTTAAGACTAACATTATAATTACCCAACGCTTCAATTCGCAATATATCATTAGATTCTAAAGTCAACCTATCTGCAGATTCAATCAGATATTGAGACCCTGATAAACTACCCTGACTTACTAAATTTAAAGTTTGATTGTAGTTTATCAAAAATCTATCTGCTGAAGCATTAGTTCTTAAACCAATAGACGCTTGCCCTCCTGCGCCAAGAGTATCAACATAAAATCTTGTATTAGAACCAGATGGAACAACAAAAGAATTTGAATCCTGTAATAAATTTCCTTCTGTACCGTTCCAAGTGACTACTGCATTATCCTTGCTTATTCCGGGCCCTTCAACACCAATATCAGCAGTAATTAAATCAACTGATTCAGCTAACCAACCATTAATCGTAACAAATGGGACTGTTTGCCCGATAAATGGACCGCTTGTTTGTAGCCCACCTTTTAACTGAATACCTGAAAATTCTGTGTAAGTGTCTTGTCCGGTAAGAACCAGGGTATTATTCGGTGCCTTAAATACTGTTTGGTTATCGACATCCCCTGGTTCAACGGTAATTGTTGTGTCTACGATGTTTGGTCCTGTATCATCTGTTCCAAGCCATGTTCGGACCCTTAATTCACCGCTTGCAGCAGGAATCAACGTATACTGCGAAACGTATATATCGATTGTATTTGTCGTTGATAATGATTGTAAATCTGATAATATTGTGTCAAATACATCAGCCAATGGAATGTCAGACCTGGCAGATAATTTCCAATAAAAAGGTTGTTGATTGCCGGAGTCGTCATATTTTACTATCACTGTGTAACTTTCATCACCATCAGCCGCAATAAAATTTAAAACTTCACTTCCAGAACTGATTTTTGCTCCAGATTGACCAAGCTCCAAACTCCCGGATGCAGTCTGAACAGTTGCCAAGCGCCAAAAATCAGGATCATAAGATGGTGGTGCGCTTGGACCTGACCAGACATAAGTTGAAGATGTATTATCACCAACATTTATTATGACCGGTAAATCTGTTTCTAAAAGTCCTTGATTTGGTGGAGTCCCAAAAAATGTATCACGTGCAGCAATAGACGCAAAAAAATAACTGTTTCCGGTTGCTCCTGCTGGTCCTGTTTCTCCCTGGACTAAACTAGTTACGTCGACCCATACCGAAGATGCGCGTTGTTGATACGCAACTTCTCCTGATCCATTATCCAATAACTTTATAATTAGGAACTCATCTGCATCAAGTCGTGCAAGTTCAGATGGGTTTGCGCCAAAATAAACATCTCTTGCCGCCGCATCCGCATACACCCCTTGATTATTATCTGATTGAATGAATAATTGAAACCCAGCGCCACTGCCGCCGCCAAAAGCCCCTATCCCACTGTCAAAAATTGGCATACTTCCTCCTTTAATCCGCTTCTGTTATCGCAATAGTGGTCGATGCGTATCTTGATTGAATCCAAATCCCAAGTCCTGTTGCTGGCGCGACTCCCTTTGTCTCGCCTGGTCCTACTTCATGAAACGGTGTTCCAGATATAGGTGTTGAAGTTTGTTCTGATAAAAGCAAAGTTGTTGGGCCAACATTTTGCAGAGTGTAGGCTTGATCAACAACTAACGATAATGAACTAACAATATTAATCCATGTTGTACTGTCCACTGTTTCACCTAAAGTTGCCATGTTGCCTCTCTAAATTTGAATTATGTTAAATGGGGGTGAAGGAGTTGATGTTATATCGGGAACGTTGAATGTTGTAGATCCGTCACCTACACCGTATGTTGTCCCGATAATTGAAAACAAATTACCATAAATCGTTCTGCTAACAGCATTACCGTTGCACTGAAGATACCCCGGCGGAATCGATGTTTGTCCCAACATTATACCCCCTGTGCCGGGTGCCGGAATGGAAGGATTAACGATTTCGAATCTGTCTGTTGATAGCTTATAAACAGCTAATATTTGTTTGTCTGCAATTATCTGATTTGTAGCCAGTGCATTCCCATCTGGGAGCTTTATATCTTTAACACCGATCGAATCAACATTTATTGTAGAGGCGCCCGTGTTGGTATTTGCAGCTTTAAACGAAACAAGCATATTGTCATAATACTTAGACACCTTTCTAAGACTGTCGATTGATGATATGACGTAAGCATTTGCTGTTCCTAAATCCTCATAAGACGCGCCGGCATTAGCGTATGATGACATTGTTTTACCAAGCATGTCCAAGTCTGTGTTTGGGCCGCCTGCTGGATCTAATGTTAAACCGGCACTTTCAACTGCATTCTCCCATTCAGAATTTAAGGCGTTAAAATCACCTGCAGGAAGGGTGTCACCGACACCGTCTGTTTTATCCGATATATTTCTCATAGTTTATATTTAATTATGTATTGCACTGTTGAATCTTGGCTTTTTAAAATTCCACCCGTGTCCTCTGCAATCCAGAATTCACCTTTAACCTCATCAACCGCCATACCCCTGTAATTAGAGCTGTTAATGATAAGAATCTCGAAAGAACTTTCACCTCTTAGCGTTTTATAAACATCGCTATTTGACTCTTTGGCCCATAAATCCCCGCTAGAAATATTCAACGCAAGAAAAAACCAATTCTTAACAGGGGCCGACACGTCTGTCCAAGTTCCTAAGCCCCCTGTATTTTTGTAAATTTTATCTGTGGTTAGCTCACAAGCATAAACGTCTTGAGTGTTTGGGTTCACTATTATATCGGTCCACTGGACGCTTGGCGCAGCCACATCTTGAACCCAAGACCCGGCGCCGCTAGCATTTTTGTATATTTTTGAAGTAGAAAGAGAGCACACCCAAACATCCCCATTTGAAGCGTCTACGGTAATCCCATACCACGAATCGGAAGGCGCGGTTGCGTCTATTACCCAAACACCGAGACCGCCTGCATTTTTATAAATATCGCCGCTTGATGAGCAAGCCCATACGTCGCCATTAGAAGAGTTTACTGTAATGCCCTGCCAGGATGTAGCCGGTGCTGACGTATCAGTCCAAACACCTAAGCCCCCTGCATTTTTGTAAATATCATCTGTTATTTCGTCGCATGCATAAACGTCACCGGTTGATGAATCAACTGCTATCGCCCTCCATCCCGTAGATGGCGCCCCAGAATCAGTTAATGCAATGTCAGAAAAATTTAACCACGGAAGATTAAACGTTGTAGATCCGTCACCGACACCGTAACTTGTTCCAATAACTGCAAATAGATCGGCATACGTAGTTCTGCTAACCGCTGATCCATCGCAATATAAGTACCCATTCGGAAGTGCTTTAATTGCTTGAACTGACACAGCCCCAACCGGATCAGTTAACGCTGCTTCCTCTTTGTTTACTAATTCAAACCTTGTTTGCGATAAATTATATATTGCAAAATAATAATTGCCTGAAATAATGTCGTCTGGTTCAAGTGCTGACCCGTCAGGTCTTGTAAAGCTCCTTGCTCCAATTGAATTAACATTTATTGTTGATGGCCCTGTGTTGGAATTACCCGCTTTAAAAACAACCATCATATTGTTAGAATATGTTACCACGGGTTTTAAATTCGTAGTTATTGACAATATATAGGCGTCAGCTGTGCCGGAGTCTTGATAAACAAGACCTGCATTGGCATAAGCTGCTATAGATTGGCTCAGCATAAATAAGTTAACGTCGGGCCCTCCTTCTGAATCAAGTGTAAAATCAGCACTAGTTACAATATTCTGTGATTCATTTTTTATCGAATTAAATTCAGCAGAATTCAATTCAGAAGTGCCGTCGATTTTTGTTGCAAGATCTCTCATTCTTATTCCTTATGTCTTATGTCTTAATGTAAAGAGCCACTCCTTTTTGCAAGAAAACATTAGCGTTATCGCAATACATTATATCGGCTGTTGCAGAATTAACAGCAACTTCATTTGTAGCACCAACAATAGCCGGTATTTCTTTGATTTCAATCCAATTCGATGTTCCGGTTATTTTTTTGAAAATAGTATCAGCATTTTCATCAAGAGCAAATATATCCCCGGTCGTTTCATTCACCGCTATGCTTATCCATCCCCTGCTTGGGGCGCTTGTGTCTGTGGCCCAAACTCCAAGACCCCCAGCATTTTTATAAATAAGCCCTCCTGACTCACAGGCCCAAACATCGCCGCTAAATGAATCAACAGAAATATCCCTCCATGATTCGAATGGAACAGTTTGTGAAGTCCATACACCGAGACCTCCAGCGTTTTTATAGATTAACGTGCCTGATTCTGGAATCGCCCAAATATCTTGATTACTGACATTGACAGTGATTCCAGTCCAACTTGCCACGGGTGCAGATTGGTCAACCCATGAGCCTACACCGCCTGCGTTTTTATAAATTTGATTTAATACATTTGAGCATATCCATACATCATTGTTAGATGCATCGACAGTTACATCATTCCAGGATGAGTTTGGTGCTGATTGATCAATAAAAGAAGCTGTTCCGCCTGCACTCTTGTAAATCGATCCGTTTGGAAAACTAGAAGTTGATATCCAAACATCGCTATTTGAAGAGTTCACAGAAAGACCGCGTATTGCCGTTGCAGGAGATGTCAAGCTGTTATATTCTGCTTGGCTTTGCAGTGATGAAATAGCTCTAGGCAGATTGAACGTTGTTGAGCCGTCACCAACGCCGTAAGTTGTCCCGATAGCGGCAAATAGGTCAGAATAAACAGTTCTACTAACTGCTGATCCATCGCATAATAGATACCCATTTGAATCCGCATTAAAAGCTAAGTGAATCATAGTTCCGGTAGGTGAACCAAAACTATTACCTTTCACTAATTCAAATCGGTCGTCGGTTTCATTAAAGCTCAATATTGCGTATGTATCGGCTAATAAAGAATCAGGGACAAGACTATTTCCATTTTTATCTGTTATTGATTTTACAGCAAGTGAGTTGACCGTTACAGTAGACGCCCCTGTGTTAGTGTTTCCAATTTTGAAATAAACTGTCATTCCATTAAAATAGTCTTCAATATACTCAAGACTTCCTGTCAATTCTAAAACATACGCGTTAGCTGCACCAGTATCCGTATACACCCTAGCACAACTAGAGTATATAGCCGCAGATTTCGCCAACATGTTTAAATCTGTATCGGGGCCGATAGCGGGGTCCAGCGCTTGCCCTGAAGATGTAACAGCATTTTCACCTTCTTCATTTTGCGCGTTGAAATCATCAGCTGATAGAGTATCACCTGAATTAGACGTTTTAAGCGGTAAACTTCTCATATGTCACCCTCATTAACTATCAAAACGTTTACATTAGCCGGCGCTAATGAGTCAAAAATACATTGTAAAAATTGCTTACCGCCTGTGCTAAACGGCAACGGGAAAGGCAGTATGAATGACGAATTAACGGATTCATCATTAAGAATTGTTATAAATATGGTATGGGATGCTTCTTTTTGACCGTCTATAAAAACAATCGGAAAACTTAAAGCAAAAGTAGAAACCGCGACGCCCGGAGTCACGGCGATATCGAATCCAAAAAACGCCGCAACTCTTATGAAGTCCGCCGCCGTCTGAACACCTCCATATTTAGTAAACTTTTGCAAGACTTGCTTCCTTCTTGTTTCAATGTCGACGCTATTATCCAGACAATCGTCAGGGATACCGACAGATGTCTCCCAGTCGGATATAAGCTCATCTGTCTGATTAATATCCATTTCATCGTACAGCTTTTTTTCCAAATATTGGAAACGCTGGAATTCAGCTGCAATGCCTAGTAACAGCTTTCCTAAATTATCTTGGGCGTCGAAAGCTTTTTGGAGCGCTCTACCACTGGGAAGATGAGACGCCAACAAATATAAATGCTCTTCAAGTTCGATAGGATCAAAAAGACTCATGTAAACAGCACCTCGTTTAGAGTTCCCAATTCACCGGATGCTACAGTTATATCACCGCTCGGACTAGCAAGAACAAAAGAAAGCAGAGTATCTCCTGTAATTGGATCGATCGTATTAGTGATAGCCGCTCGATATTTATCTTCAAGAATGTTAGTCTCAAGTGTCACCTCATCTTCATAAAAAGCACTTAAATTTTCAATTATTGCATTTTGCATAGTTGCCGTATTCGGTGAAATAGAAGTGAACGTGTAAGTTGTGCTGATCGCAGTAGGCGCTATCACAAAAACGTCATCAGGGTCACTTGTAGCCGGCAATAATACCGATATGGCGCTTCTAACTTCGGCTACTTCGGCGGTATCCGGGATTATATTATCGTCGTTATCTCTCACAAAGTATGTAGTCACTTGACCTATGCTTGGCGTTATAGGTTGGACCCATACACGAGTCACGCCTTGAATGGCGAGACAGACTTTTTCTATTGCCGCGATATTAAAATTTGATACTGGATTTGATCGAGCTTGTAATATCCGCACCAATAGCGCTGCGTTGGTCTCGACATCCTGTCCGCCTGTGGCCCCGTTAAAATCCATATAGCCCTCACTATCTACTCCAGTCACAGGGCTAGTAAGTGTCAACTTCGCACCACTGTCTAGATTCTGCGCGGAACCGAACCCCGTCGATGTGACGCCGACAGATGTGCATGTGCATGTTGCTGTTATCGTTCCGGTTGCAGGTGTTGTGGGGGATGTTGTTATCGTATAAATAAATGTTGTTAGGCTTAAAACCGTTATTGTAAAAGTGCCGTTATAGTCCGTCTCGTTAGCCCCGGCTATTACAACGGCTATATTCGATGCAAATCCGTGATTCGCTGTTGTAGTGGCTGTTACAGTAAAGCCGGATCTAGTTAACGACGATACACTAACTACAGACGTTCCGATAGTAGCGTCTATGTCAGTTGTAAACAGATTACCATCGTCAGTTTTCAACTCAGTATCAGACGGTATTAAAGTTGATAATGTTCCAGTGATTACGAGATTACCAGTCGATTGAGTCAATTGAAATCTTGTTAGATTCTCATATTCCGCCCATCTGTCGAGTGAATCATTCGTTTTAGCCGATTGAGGGAACAGTTCATCATTTAACTGGCTGATAGAAAGAGTATTATCATAATGCCTGCCTGATATTGAATCAGACAACGCGCCGATAAAAGAGGTAAAAATTGTAGGATCAAGGTTAGGTAGTCTTTTAGAAATATCAGACCGACTCCTATTTACTATGTCTAAATATGTTGGTAGATTAAGTGACACCTGTGACCTCCCATAAATTAACGTAATGATTTGTGGTATTGCCAGAATCAGACGTTATAGCGATCTCTAACCGGATACCCGCTGACGGTATTATCGAACCTGTAACGGCTATCGCTTTAGCAACACCGTCTTCCAAAAACCAATTATTGGCTAATTGAGCAAAATTTATAGAGTCGTTCAATGTTTCAGTGTTAAGAACTCTTTGATCGACTAGCCAAAGCAAACTGCCAAACGTCCTGCCATCTACTTTACTGGCCACGTCTCCCATCCAGCCCCTACGATTCTCAGGGACCAATACTCTGTCATCTGTGGCCCTCGCGTCCAATAACAGTGATAGTAAAATAGAAGTCTCAAAGCCTTGATCTAAAATAAAATCGCCATTTTCAAAACCGATTGTGTATTCGCCTGTTACAGTTGTTATTAATTTAATATCGGCCATAATTACGTTGGTGGAAGAGTAGGAGACTCAGTGTCCCCGCCGCTATCATTAGGCTGCGTGTGTGTGTGAGTTAAAAAACTTTTAGTACCGATAATTGCGTCCGTTTCAATAGTCGCTGTACCTGTCATATCAAGATCGCCTGTTATGTCGACGTCGCCGGTTACGGTTAGATTCCCCTCCATCGTAAGGTTGCCTGTTATGGACACGTCGCCTGTTATGTTTACGTTTCCGGCGTGATTAGTGTTCGGCGCTTCGATATCAATGTCCCCATTTTCTTTCAAATAAATGAATGTTCCGGTTAGCGTGTTTTCAAGACCGCATTCACCTCCTTTTGTTCCTTTTTTCCTATTTTTAAAATCATTTATAATACCGAATTTTATCGATTCTTGCCCCTGTGAGCTTAAAAGAAGAACGTGAGAATTCTCAGGGGGGTTTGAAAATACTCCGTAAGTGGACAATCTAACAAACCGCGTGGCCTTTTCGTTTACCGTAGCTTGACCGACCGGAAAAACTGAGGTGTCTGGGTCGACTAAACTATAATACCCCTGCTTTATCATTGATAGTATTTTACCGATCATGTTGTAGCCTCCAGGATTATTTTGTCCAAATCAGCTTGTAAAGTATATGCATTTTTATTGGTAAAGCTTAATTCAGTAGTTGACCCTGTTTCAAGATTGAAATTGTATAAAATCTTATTACATAGCAGTTGATCGTATATATTGCACATCTCATCATCTATTTGATACAGCTTGTTTACCTCCCACACTGCATCATTGTACGTGTGGCCCTGCACGACGGCCTTATAAACAAGTCCAAACCTAGCCCGTCTTATGCCAAGTTCCCATTTAGCCCTGTCCGTTAAAGAAAAAGAATCGGTAGTCTCTTCACTGTAAAATTCATACCTTCTAGTTTCTCTTATCTCGTCGTCCGTTGCTGTACCGAATTGCCCTGACAACTCTGCAACGGTTGTTTCATCTGTTAAATCAATAGGGTTCAATTGCCCTTGTGCAATATAAGCGTTGAAAAGTTTTGAAATATCGATTTCTCTCGATGCCGATAGGATATTATTGTCTGGTTCCCCGAATATGTTTTTCAAAGCATTATCAGATAGATCCGTCGAAGCTCGTATGATGTTTAAATCGCCTGAGCTATCCTCGTTTAATAGCACTTGCCTTTTTCTAGCGAATGATTCTAAAAACGCAAAAGCTGTTTGTCCGACTTCTGCGCTTGCAATATCTTCCAATACGGCTATATCGCCGGCTAGATTTTTAACACGGGCATCCACCCCTAACTCATCTATAACGTTTCCACATAAATCCTGTAAACTTATCCTGTCAAACTCTTTTATAGCGCCTACTGTACTGTCAACAAGATCCGATAGCTTACTGCGGCCTTTTACTGCTATTGTGTGATCCGTACTATTATATCTAACCGCGTAGCTATCGACGTACCCGGTAAGCAATTTGAAACTAGAGTCCGCCGATACTTCAATCGAATCCCCCTCTCGTATCGGTAAAAAATCATCATTACTGGCAGTAGCTACAAACGAAAATGCACTGGTAAGCGTCTCCATATTTTTAGAAACAGCAGCGGACACAAAATCAACGTAATCAGTTCCGTTTAATTTTATCGATAGTGTCATCTTGTAACCGCGTCTATTGATCGATTAAAATTCGCTACATTAACAGTAGGGTTTAATGATGCAAGAGTAGTCACGTTGTCAAGATTCCCATAATATCGATAAGCTGTAAGAGCCATGGAAGACCGATTAAAATCTAAAGCAGTAACTCTCCATGTATTCGCTAACTGATCGTCTAAAGATATTCTTGTATTGACTCTAAGCTGATCAACTGCAGATCTAAGAGTTTGATCAGAAACTAATGAAGCTATACCGTCAATTGATACATTTTCTTGAAAATATCTTGTATAAGCGTCTTCAGCAGTTTCTAAAGAGGTTGATAAATCCTCGCTTGTTCCGAAATCGGTGTTGGCGAATGACTCAAAAAGTCCAATCGTTGCGGTGACTCTTGTATGCTCGTCGATTATAGATTTATTGCTTTCATTTCTTTCACGTTGAACCGTGTTTGTTTTCCCAAGACTGCTAGAGTTCCCGGACGGCCCTAAATTAAAATTTAACAGGCTGTCCCAAGCGATACTTAAAGCGTCTACTGTGGCCGGTATTGATAGAGCCGCTAAATACATGTCTTGAACCGACTGTTGGACCCCCGCAGCCGTCTGCGCTATTCTGTTAACTCTATTTCTTATTCTTGTTATCGTTCCATTGAATGTAGCAATACCAGCTTCTAACGGATCGATAACGGCGTCCATCGCGTCTTGAACAGAGTCAACCGCGCCAAGGATAGAATCGGCAGCAGAGGCTAGCTCTATACCATTAGTAGGCTCGACATACCCAGCACCTAAAGCGTTATTGGCGGCTAATCGTCCCGCGTCAGCCGAACTTGACGCCGTTTGTTTTGTTGCCGGTTCCGCATTGGGTAGCACCTCTACGTCAGATATCGCAAATTTCATATTGAACGTAAATTCACCGGCCCTATTCTGATTGAACGTAACCGTATACGGTAATGAGCGAACTTGTACAGCCCCATAGATTGGATGGATTAATTCACCAACGCCGGGTAAATCTAACACTCTTTCAAGATTGGCCCTTTGTTGAAAATAATCATCCCCGTGAACAATTCCAGACAAGCTAAATATAGGCGGGAAGACCCCTAAAGGCTCCACAAATCGCCTGTTGCTATTAGGGTATTCATGAATGACTGATTTTTGCCCTCTGTCGGTGCTAAGACTCGGTACTAAAAAACCAACATCTCTGAATGACGCTGCGTATAGACTGTCCGTTCTACTCATATTAAAATCCCATTATCCCCATATTTACACCCAAATTTCCAGGTAAGGAGCTATCAATAGTGGCGCTATTAACTCTTGAACCTCTTTCCGCTGCAACTTCGATCCTTCCACTAAGGACGCCTTTCATCATTTTATCAGGAGAGACGTAGCCCTCCAAGGCTTGATCTCCGATTTTTTTCCATCTTTCATATTCTCTCATCTTAAATTCGAACGGCATTTTAACGACTTCTACTATCTTTTTTATCGCCGCAATTTTAAGAGTGAATTCATCTATTTTTCGCGTTATCATGTTTATTACGTGCGTAGAGATAAAGCCGATTGCTTCTATAATCGATTTAACACCTCCAAACTCTTTTAATAGTCCTGATACAGACGTGTTAAGCGGTTTTATGGATTCCCCTAATCTCTTGAAAGCATTTTGTAGTTTTTGACTTTTCGTTGCTGCATACGCTACACCTAATCCCAATGTAGAAATCGCCATTATAGCCAAAGCTGCAGGAGATAGCATAAACCCTATAGATGTAGTGATAACGCCGATCACTATTGATATGGCGGTCATAACGGAAAATAATGCGGTGAACCCTATAGTTATTTTAGTGATCATGGGATTTGCTTTTAAGAATTCTGTAAACTTTGTGACAAATTTTACAATAATAGGAGTCATCTGCTTTATGGCGGGTAAAAAAGCATCACCAATAGCGATAAACGCAAAATCGGAAACTGCTTTTATTCTGCCCAAAGCCGTTGCGGTTCCTTTCAATTTAATTTCTAACTCTCTTATCATCGATCCAGCAAAACCGCTTCCCGTCCCCACAAGTTTTAACGTTTTTCTAAGCAGATCTAAACGACCAACAGCTTTTAAAGCAAACCTTCCGGCCTCATCTCCAAACTTCTTGTATAGCGCTATTGCTCGCCGTTCTGGTTTCATCCTGGCGAACTTCCCAAGATAGTCTTCAATAGTTTTGCTTGGGTCTTTTAGCATCTTCCGCATCATCCCCGGCATTTTTGACATTTTTCGAATCATCATGTTTAGTCCACTTGCCGCTAATTCAGGCGTAACCTCTATTTGATCAGCAAACGCCGCCCATCCAGCTACCAATTGAGTTGGCATTTTTATGTCTTTTAACGTACCGGACGTTCTTTTTATTATTTCTATTACTCTTGACCCGCTGGCGGATGTATTGTCGGCCAGGAAGTTAACAGCGTCCAACAATTTAGTCGTACCCGTCATAGTCAAGCCAAGCATGGTTTTTATTTTTCCAATTGTTTCCGCTGCTGCGCCCTCCATCATGTCAAAAGCGACAGAAGTTCTTCCCACAATTTGCACAAACTTATTCATATTTTTTGGTAATGTGCCAAGTTTCCCTCCTTGCACTACGATCTGAGCTATATCTTTTGGCAGCTTTCCTAAAGCAATTGCGGTTTTAAATACGCTGGACCGCATCTTATCAAATTGTTCCGGCGTCTTAAATTTAACGACTTTTTGCACATCAAGCATAACCGATTCAAAATCGATAGCTTTTTTGATCGGAAAAGCAATAGCCGCTATACCCCCAGCAGCGCCAAGAGTACCGCTAAGGCTAGTCAAACTGCTACCCATCTTATTCAAACTCTTACTGGCCTTATTCGCGTTGTCTTTGATTTTACAAGTGGCCCTTGCTATTTTAGACGCTTTAGCCGTGTACCTATCAATGATGCTGTATACATATGAAATATCAAAAGCCATTATCCCTTTCCGCTTGCATATTTATTTTAACCGCTTGTTGTTTAAGCTTGATTAACGCTTTAAGAGACATTTTTTCAGCGTATTCAAAACTTAATCCGCCCTCATAAAATTTAACCAGATCGCAAATGACTCCTAGCCATTCATTTTCGGCTACTCCCCGTTGAACAAGGAGGGAAACGAAAAATTTGAAGCGTACCCGCAAAGCATATCAATAAACTCGTTCATGTCCATTCTATTCATTAAATCGGCCTTAATAAACGTTTTTGAATCGAGTTTTGCTGTTTTTTCCGCCAGCTTCTTAAATGCACTTGCTATATCGATGACTTTTATTTTCTGAGACGCAAAAATAATTGTACGTATCTCAGATAGTGAAGGTGCGCTGTCGGGGCCTCCCTCTTTATCAATATCTAAATCCTTTGAAAATTCAGCAAGACCCATCATAGCTCCCATTAGAAGTTGTTCAAACTCCGTAGACTCTTTTAAAACACTCATCGTTGGTGGAGAAAATACAATCGTAGAGGTTTGTTCGAATTTACCGTCAACGCTATACTCTAATGGTGTTTTCAATTGAAATAGGTAATTCTCATCCATGTAATCCTTTTTTTTTTATTTTAGTTATAGAATCGGTGACCCTTCCCATGCTATTTCGAACTCCCCGTCCGCCCCAATCATCACTTCAGGCTCTTCAGTGATAACCATGTCTTGAAAGGGTAAAACAATTTCACCTTCATAAGCTCTAATAGTATTTGAAAAATTCGATAGCCAATCATCAAGACCCTGTAAATTAACAGCCGTATTAAATAGTTTAAATTTTGCCATTGATTTTTTTGTCTCAGCGTCTTCAGTTATAACGACGTCTATTGCATCGCCGCCAGCGCTCTGAGTTTTAACGGTTTTGTTCCCTTTCCCTTTTTTATAAGAAAAGGAGTTTGGGACTATCGACCACACTTCATCGTTGATTTCAACAGTCGGGTTACTTAACGTTCTTGATGCTGCCATATTTCTTAATCTCCGAAATTAATTTGAATCGTTCCAATAATGACCCTTAACTGGGATACTAACAGCGGCGCTTGATTGATAGTGACTGATCCGGCGGCGACATTTACGGCTACAGAGAGATTTAAATTATAATCCTTCTTAGCTGCTGTGCTCCGCTGCACTAATGTTTGAATTGCCAGCTCATCATACAGCTGATTGCAGAAAGCTCTAATACTCGCTTCATTGGCGATATCTCTGCCGGCTACCGTGTCGCCAGCGGTCAATCTCGACTGAGCGTATCTTGACTTTAAATTATTGAAAAAGAATTCACGAATAACCGAAGCGGTGTCAACTGTATTCAGATACTTATAGCTTGTGTCTGGATTACCGGCTACGTCGGTCAAATATGTTGTCACAAACTCGCCGAAAATCGTCCCGTTATAAGCTCTATTCGGCCCGAATGTAGCAACGCCGTTATTGTTTAACTCATTAATATCGACTTGACTAAACTCGTCTGATGCGGACGCTACAGGCAAATTAGGGAGCGACGTATTAAAATACGGAAGGCTCGACAATTCAGGGCCGCCAAACTGATCGCCCGGCGCAACAGTCGTCAAGTACTGTGTTAGCACGGCGTCCTGTTGTCGTCTTAACGCTCTAATAGCGCACATCTGAGCACAAGCTACATCCGGCATCTCAAGCGTAGACGGACCTTTATTAAACGTACCATCAACGATTTTTGTGTCGGGTACAACTATAGACTGTGAGTTAAACGTCGATACGTACGATTTTACATTGGCCAGTGTATCAGATTTAACTTGAAGTGCAACACCGTCCATCACTGCGTTAGCGACGTTAAATCTTGCGTCTAACAAGGTCTGAATTTCGCTAATATCATAAGCAGAAGGCCAAAGAATCGTTTGATATCTAATGTTATCGATTACATCCAATACGCCGGTTAGCGTAGGGTCGGTAGCTCCGCCGGTCCAGCCTGTCGGGGTCACTGTTACGGCTGGGATTGTACCCTCGAATTTTATACCCCAGTCATTCGACAGTGTTCCTCCATTCTCAGCCGTAGCCGTTACAACACCGACAGCGTTTGCAAGAGTGAATGGAGCGTCCGTAAACGCCGCAAACGCGGTCACTACAGCGTCGCCAATCTCCGTTACTGTATCAAGCGCCGTGACCGTTATTTCTGCCCTGTAATCTTCCGCCGACCCAATAGTCACGTAAACCGTAGCGTCGGCTGACGCCGGACCCACTGTAAACGCTAATACGGCTGTACCTTTTACCGCTGAGCCGGCATCATCTAAGGGGATAACGTCAAGATCAGTAACTTGATTCTCCGTCTTAAATTTCCTGATCAGTCCTGCCATGTGGCTTCTCTTACCAAATAACGTATTTTCTGATCCGTCATTAGGGAAATCGGAAATCAATTCCCCAGATGTCGCTGTCCCAGCAGCGAGTTTTTGTCCAACAATTAACGCCCTTTGATCCGATACACCTGCCAACTGTTGAGCGGGAATAATCGATAGGGTTACACTCGGTTCACTTATCGGCATTTTTTTACCTCCTTAGAATCAATTAACGCCCTTACAGATGAATTACAAAACATATTAGTCTGTGTACTACTCTTTCTTTTTATCGCTTTTTACCGGCTTTTTAGCGCCGTCCACAAAAGATATACAGTCATCGATTTTGGAATCTTTTTTCCTATCCCGCCAATACCGATCAATCGGTATCCCGTTTTTTGTTTTTATATTTACAATATCCCCGACACTCTTACCCGCGACCGGTTTATTGATTCTGATCTTCTTCACTTCGTAATCTTCAATCATATATCCCCTTTTTAACTATCTAATTGAATATCTAAAACAGTTAACTCTTCCACGTCTTCATTGTTTTGGTCTGTCGTCTGAGTGTAACTAATATCTCGAAAAGCTCTTGTATCTTCGTTAATTACGGAGTCGTCAAGAGTCATATCATTAGTTATCTGGAACGTGTACTGATAAACAAATGTCGCTCTATCATACTCCACAAAATTGTGACTTGTTAAAATAGCAATGAAATCTGAACAACCGCTTAGTCCAGTATCAAACCTAGCCCCATACAACGATTTCAAAATTGGAGAAAGCAAATCATGCCGGGCGATATCCATTGCTGCAACGGCTGATATTTCTTGACTAACGTTTTTGACAATGAAAACAGAAAACCCATCAATCAACCTCACCCTAACGTCTTCTCCATTTGCGATAGTCGCTACAGAATCGCTGTAAGCGTTCCTACTCTTTGATACTTCAGCGTCAGCCATAACAACGAACATCCACAAATCATTAACGTTTTGTTCTGTGTATTCTTGTATGGCGCGTTCTATATTTACTGAACCGGCTATTCTGACGGCTGTTTTAACTGTTCCTCCGGTGTATACTCCATCGATAAATGAGCCGGCTATCGTAAATATAGGGGGCGCAACGACCGTCACGCTATAGCGACCGTTAACGCCGTCCACTCTTACCTCTCGGACATATTCATTCCCGTTTAGAGTTGGAATTGTATTTGTTGATCGAACACTAAACGATGTCCTATTCGGCACAGCTACTAGTGAGAATGACCCGTTCCAATTGGTATCAGTGAACCCGTTAATCTCCACTGTTTCGTATCCTGGATAATTAAGCGTAAGATCGTGAGCGACCGCCGTTCCGAAAGTGAATATCAATCCGTCTTGAGATACAGAAGTTATATCGTTGTTAAATGCAACATCGCTGATAGTGACAGCTTGTCCGTTTACCAAGCCGTGGCTAACAGATGTACTGATTATAGCCGTGTTTCCAGAAGTTGATATATTTGCGATGCTAAGCGTATTGCTGAAATAATCTGTATACTTCGGCAGCACTAATTGTAGTTGATTAACGACATCCGTCAATTTCATCTTGATCCAATTTGTTGCTTTATATTTTGGAGAAAAGCCACTTCAACGTCTTTCTGCTTATCTTCAACCGTTACGCTAATATGCGGCCTTGCGTCCATTTTCACAGAACCGTCTTCATTTTCTGTACCTTTTTCTAACCATTTTCCATATTTTAGAGTGTCCTTGTTGCCCTCCCCAAACTCCATTTCATATGACCCTTTATTAGAAGCTTTACCTCTAACCTTATAATTCACGCTTCTGGCCAAATCGCCAGATAGTTTTGCAGGTGGCTCACCGGCAGCAGAAGCTTGATGGCGCCTACCGTTTATAGTGTAAATCCTTCCTGTACGCGGTCCTGTTCTAAGCATCTTTCTTAAATGACGAACGTTATCTTTACCGATTTCATAAAGAGTCTTTCTTATAGCTCGATTATGAGGCTTTTCGATATCGATTAATTCAACCATCACTTTTTGACTTCCTTTATTCAGTGTAACTTTTATCATTGATTGGCCTCAAGCGTATCTTCGCCCATCAAAACACAATAGAGTACAAGAAATCTTTGCCGTTTGTCTGGATCATCTGTGCTCTTAATCTCGTAGTTGTAGCCTATTGCCGTTTTAGGGTCCGTGTAGTTGACGATATTCTCTGTGTCAATATCCGTTCGGTATCTTATTGTGAATAGATCCGTTATAGATTCATCAACCCCTACATTTGAAAATATTTCATTTCCGCCGGTAAATCTTGAAGAACTTACAACAGTATCGACCTTTGACCAAACCTGCGCCACTTCCGTATAAGATTCAGTAAAATTAGCCGTTCCGAAAACAGGCGGAGTAATGGCCCTCTCCATTAATCGTATTCTCGTGCGCATATCGCCTATTTGCGGAGATTTCGATTTTCTTCGTTTTACGGTTAATTTACCCATAAGCGTTAACTATCCTGTAGCCTTTCATTATCATTTTCGTTTCAAACGGCATTTCTTGTTCTGCATCAGTAGAGACATCACCTCTATTCTCGTACCAAAACAACACAAGTTGTTGTATGGCTGTTTTTATATCTTCCGGTACGTTTGCAGCCGCCCCGTAACCCGCTACGAATGATACCTCTATAGGATACGGCATATTTAAAGAGGCGTTAAAATTTGTATCGATGCTTGATTCGATTAATATTCTTGAAAATGACGATTTGTTCTTGATATAGTAATCGGTGCCTTCCACAAGCGCCACCCCGTTAGCTGTAACAGACGAAACACTTATAAGAGGTGACCTTTTAATTTCAATATAAGGTAAAGGCTCATAGATAGACGAGCAAACACTATCAAATTTACCGGTTATCGTGCGCTCAACAAACAGCCTATTTGTCATTTTCTCAAGCCGTATTGTTGCTGCGACTATCAGCGCCGTAACTAACGCGGTATCAGTCGCCATGATATCCCTACACCAATTGGCCGCTGTCGAATAGTCAATCGGTTGCGACACGGGCGGCGTCGTCACTACGTAAAAATCCATATATTTATAATGTCTTTATTGTTATTGTGCTGTTATTAGTATTGTAACCCGTCCATATCCGCGTCGGATTTAAGGTCTATCAATTCCTCTATCATATTCTCGACGCTCAACTGTTTACTGACCTTTTTACCTAAATTAATTTCACCCCAGTTTTGTAATATCTGTTTTTTTTCTTGCGTGATATCGGTTTTAGATGTCAGTTCGTATAGCTCAGACTCTAATGTGCCCTCTTCTTCTTCTTCTTCTTCTTCTTCTTCTTCTTCTCCTTCCACCTCTTCGTCCGTTTCTTCTGCAAACCCATAGCTTATCAGTCTTTCGATATGATCCGGGTTATCTGTTACGTATAATTCCCCCTCTTCAAAATCTATAATCGGCCCCCAAGCATGGTGGAGTGCGACTTTACCGGTTTTAAGAATCTTCAAGTTCATTTTTTTTTATATCGAATGTAGCGGAGCTATTCGGCCCCGCTGTTAAAAGAATATCTTGATTAAAACTCTATATCTCTATTGATTGGGCGTCGGTTGGTGCATTGGGAAGACTCTAATTACAGACCCCGCCAAAGTACCGCCGGTAGACGTCCCAGTAGAGACTACAGAGGCCCTTACATAACGCTTTTTACCTATGTATCCTATTCGCTTAGCCGTATTATCATCAGCGGCGACGAACGAAATACTTCCCAAGGTTTCGTCTGCAGAAACAGCGGCGGCGTCAGCTAACGCCGCGTCGTCTCCTTCTTCAAGGGATACGGTATAAGTGCCGTCTGTAATAGTCCCCGACTGAAAAATAAATTCCAAAGCTTCAAACGTCATCGTATCAATTATGTTCCCGGCAGTTGTCGTATCGGTGGATACTGCTTGACTGTTAAAAGCGCTATCTACCAACGATTTATAATGTATTTCGCCTACTAACATTTTATTTCTCCTATATTAATGTTATTGTTGTTATCCACAAGATTCGATTACGCTTTTATCTTTAATGCAACAAAAGCTTCAGGAAGAACGACTTGACCGGTATTATACCGATAAAAGGTCATCTCAATTATGGCCTTTCTCTTCTGTGAGTAATCGTCTCTTATCACAGTCATACCGGTTCTATCTATAACGGTATACCCCCGCATAAAATCGGCATAAATTATAGGCAGCGCTCCAACGGCTATGCTAGGCATATCTTGCATAAGAATATACGGGTCGCCAGCAATTAAATTGGGTGCAGAGGGGCCCAAACTAGATTGCCATATATAATGTCCGTCTGACCCTTGCAAAGTCCGAAGAAAAGCCAAAGTTTGTCTATTAAAAGCAAACATTGGATTTTGGCCAACTTTCAATTGACCCGTAAGCAATAGAAGATCGTTTCCTTCAACCACGCCCGACCCGATAGTGTCAACGGCGCCTGCAACAATAGAGGCGTTTACAAGAAAACCTTCCGGCTGCTTAGATCCGGTCCCCAGTACAAATTTATTCCCTTCCTTTTGCGCGAAAGCTAAAGCGTTATCTGAATTAATTTCAGCTTCCAGAGGGAACTCCGAATCTCCTAATTGATCGGCTGTATAACCGACGGTATTTGTCAATCTATACGCCGTCATTTGCTCATTGGCGTATACACTTTGACTGTCCTGGCCTTCTTCGGCCTCACCCTCGTAAAACGCCTCTGGAATGGTTGTTCTTACTGCCATCTCGAAAGTCTTTTTTGATACGGTCTTTACCCTAGATACTTGACGAACTGGAGAGATTTCGATAATCTCTTTCAGCATTACGCTATCCATTTCAGTTGTGGTTAGATATCCACCGGTTGGACCGCTATCCATTCGCAACACCTTTCTTTCTTCAAGCGCAAGCTCTTCGTGGCCAAAACGCATCGCCTTCATTAACGACTTGTATTCTGGGGTGTCTTTATAGCTGCCAATACCGCGTTGGGCGCTTTTAGCGACTACAAGCTCTAAAGATTCAATCCTTTCTTTTAACTCAATGGCTTTCTTTTTTTCTTCAGTTAATTCCGACACAATGGAAGCGCTCTTTTTTTCGTTCGCTTCCAACGTTGCTGAAACTCGGTCAACAGCCTCTTTGTAATCATTTGACTCTTTTCCGTAATTCTCGAATTTTACTCTCAATTCATCGACCGCCGCTTTTACATCCTCCGGCTGTACGTTTTTAGATTCATCTCCCATTTTTTATCCTATATTTTTATAGTTTTAATTGATCGTAGAATATCGCTCCAACCGTCATCTATCCAACCGTCATCTATTGCCGTAATACGGCCAACCTCTCGTTGACCCTCTTCAGAGTTTTCTGAATCGTCGCGATTCTTAGACCCCTTAATTAGCGACACCATACGTTTTGATTGGCTTCTACTTAATTTAATGCCTGAATGAAATAAATTTTCTAACGTTCTAGCATCCATAAGATCAATGTCGTCAACGGACACTATACCCTCTGATTTTATCTGTGCCCTTTCATTCATGGGGATTGTGACCAATGACCCTTCCCAAAGGAACACTTTTTTAAGCACCCTGATATCATCCTGGAATTCAACATCGTCCATACTCATTACAGAATAACCAATAGACATGCTGTTAATGGATTTAACGCGCATCTGCGGGATAATTCTTTCCCGAACAAAACTATCCTCTTTTGGCATTTTGGCGCTTATGTCAAGCCCGATATTATCCTCTGCTAATTTCGTAAAAACGCCCAATGGCGGGTCATCACTTTCATGCGACCATAACAAAGAGGGCGTGTGCTCTTCTAATGAATCCAAAAAAGCCCCTTTCATTACGACGTCTCCCCCGCGATCAACATTTCCAAAAGTGGACAGATACCCTTTGAAATAGAAATAATCATCGTCTTCATCAAATTTCTTTACTTCTAAAGGGAAAGTTTTATATTCGACTTGTACCCTTACGCCGTCCTTATATTCGTATCTCATCGCCTCACCCTTATAATGCTGAAAAATTGCGAACATCTACAATTAGCTAAGTTTTTTAATGTTGCGCCTAAACTTGAATCACCTGGATACATTAACAGTTCGCCACCAACAAAAAAAGCTTGATTAATCGGAACTCTTTGACCGCCCGCCGCTGAATGTATCGGTCTCACTAAACTATCACCCACCGTCAACCACATTTTTATTGACTGTGACAATACGGCTAAGCCAGTAACCTTTACAATTGTCATGGGGTCGATGCCTGCCAAAGTCGTGGCCTCCATTATTCGTGTGCTTTCTGCGCTGGATTGCGTCTCTGTCATTGCTATTGCATTGACTCTGCCCGCCGATTTTCGTTTAAAAAGGGCCGCGCTTGTCAATCCGAGTGATACGTTGTCCGTGTCCAGATCTTGATCTTGATGCATCTCCCTTGCTTGTGATAATGATTCATCTAATTGTCTTTGATTCGTGGCCGTTATTATTTGCGAATTCTTTTCCGCTCGTTCAGTCCTCCATAATAACAAAGCCGTTAATAAAAGCCGTTTCTCGTCATCTGAAAGCCCTCTATCATCTTCCGGTAACGTCAACTCAACGTCACCCTCGAAAGCATCCTGAACCCTCGCGTATTGCTTTCTTAACAGCGCTTGCCATTCACCTTTATACTCATTTGCATCAAGTGTTCTTCCCCGCAAAGAAATAACACTCGTATTGTCTTTATTCATGCGAGCGAATAGGCTTTTTATTTCGACAATAAATTGTTTCTCCAGTTGTATCTTTTTTTCTTCCGCCGTCTGCGCAGCTTCCGCCATGTTACAGCCCTAAAAAATACGTAACCACATCAAAAACTACATACAGGATAGCTGGAACGCCAACACAAGCTAAAACTACCAATATATTAAACAAACTGTTTATGCTTTGGTGATTCATTCAGCACCCTCCATTGCGGCTCTGACAAAGCAATCTTTGGCCTCTAATAACTTCCTGAGTCCGGCGGATTTTTCCGGGCAATCAGGAAGCGCCATATTATATTCAATGGCCATATTGCATATAGGCTTACTTGTATCGAAAAGCTTACCTTTAAGATGCGAAAAAGAAAAAAACTTCATTATTGGATTGTGGCCCATTTTATGTCCTATTATTATCGTCTGTGAAAAGGTCTGTACCAATCGGGACTAGATTGGCCGGTTGATATAGCGTGTTGCCGCCCTCGTCGGTTAACGGTTCCCGCCCTGGAAGCAGAGATCTTAATTCGTTAGTTGTTTCAACTGCTATTCTCTTTCTCTTCTCTACTTCGCTCAGCATACGCTGTTTAAGCGCGTTAATCGATTCAGGGTTGTAAGTGATGCGCTCTTTTAAAGGGTCTTTCTTATATCTTGGCATAAGCAGAAAAGACAATCCTGAAAAGATAGTATCCGCGTTAGGTAAAACAGCGTCATCGTAAAACAACTCTATTGCCGTAATCATGTTATTAAACGTACTAGCATCATTCGTAACTAGCGGTAGAGGTATTCTATATCGAAGATACACCGCAGCGGACGCCATATTCGTCATATTAACATAATCCATGTCTTTGTTGTTGACGCCGAACTCAGTTACATTTGATACGTCTGCATTTGACATGACGCCTATTTTACCGGCGTTATTCGCTCCGCCGTATTGCTCGTTAATTCTTTGAATACGCTCGTTATGTTCATCAATGTTTACTTCATCATTGTCATTGAAGAAAATAAGCAACGATAGCCTTCCGCCATTATTTAATAGTTGCAAATTATGATATTTACCTTGTATCAACTGTCTTGCCTCAAGCGCTGCCGCTTGCAAAGGTGAATCTGATTCAGTCTGATCGAATCTTGATGAGTATCCTCTTATATGATATATCTCCTTTAAAGGCCCGTCATAAAATCTTATATCGTTCCTTCCAGTGGTTTCTCGTTCATAGCTGCCCGGCAGAACGCCTCTTGTTGCAATATAACTGCGCGGGTAATCGTCCATATCTTGCACAATAGATACGTTCTGAAGAGATACAGGCCATATTTCAAGAGGTGGGGAATTAACATTGCCCGCCAGTGTCATAAGACTATCGTGTTTAAGCAGATAGTTACGAGCAACGGCGCCAATGAAATCGCGCCAATGGTTAAACCCGTTCGGTTTACTGAGAATGTCAAGAACAGGGTGTGTATCAACAAATTTACCGTCCGCCGTCTGAACAACCGGTTTAATCTGTTCGATAGCGTCAGCGATCATATCCACCGCCGTTGCTACTGCCGAACTTTCGCGATAAAAACCCATAGCTTGCGCCGCTGACACGTATCCGCGACCGCCGAAAACATACTCCATAAATGATCCGGGTTGCAGACTATATACGTGGCTCTTTCTCTGAATATTTTCCTTAATATCTCTTGACTCAACCTTTGGCTCAACCTTTGGCTCAGCCGACTTAAAGATATTAAACAGGCTCTTCATCTATGTCCTTTTTTATGTCTGACACGTTACGTTCCATATATTCCGTTAACAGTTTGAAACCTTCTGTCTCAGCCTCATTTGTAAACCCCCTGAATTTACATCTAGCCGGGATTACTTCAAGAAGATTGCCGTTATTATCGTATTTAAAGCAGACCGCCCACCCAAAAAGATGGAGCGCTCTGTTTATCCACCACAACAGGCCGGATTCTTTAAATTCATCCCAAGTTCGTTTTTCAATCATATTAGTACCTTTGCAGATCTAACGGGCCAATACAGCATCATTACAGCGTCAGCCTTGTTCGGCGACTTTGCCCCCTTTGGTTTTTTATCGATTATAATCTTCCCCGAATTGTTAGTTGAGTATGTTGGTTGTGATAATTGCTTAACTAAATCATGCACTTTTGGTATTTTTGATGAGATGCTTATCAGCTCGTCTACCGGGTACACCTCCCCGAATTTAACAGATTTATATGTTTTTTCGAATCGAGTTCTCAATTGCCACCATCCTTGTGATTTTAGATTCTCATAGAAATCTTTATTCTTTCTCGATTTCTTATCACCTTTAATTATTGGCGCTTTCGGTCTCAATGGTGACGCTGTCGCACACCAAGGCAGTATCTTTATTTCGTCTTTACTTAAAATATTCTCTTTAATGAGACGGTTACATTCCGATTTTACTCCGGCTCCTACGCCTATCGAATCGTATTGAAAGTTTGTTGCGCCTGCCTGCCTGCATTTAAATATAGATTTTCTTGTCGACTCTCCTACGTCTGAGTGTTCGCCTCTCCAATCTTCACAAGCTGTCAACAGTATCCCAGTTTTTACGGCCAGTGCATTAGCGTCGTTTCCTTCATCCGCTACGTCCAGCGCGGCGCTTGTCATGCCCTCAATCTCTAAACCTAACTTTATGTGCGCATCAAGCGCAGCCTTAACCCATGCGCCTGTTATAACCACCCCCTCTACCGCCGCCGTCGTATCTCTATCTATCTCCTGTGCCACAACATGAGAAAGGCCCTCTCGTTCTGCTTTTGCGACTTTCTGATCGTACCATTCTTGCGTTTTAAGCGGGTGGTCCTGCCAATCCATGTAAAATACCCGCGTTATTTTGGGCGGTATGTTGTGGCCTTCAAACCATTCCTCTCCTGCTTCTACGCGCCTATCAAACACCGTTCCGGGGCCGTTAACAGATGAAATGTCAATCTGTATATCTGTATTCTCGCTAAGTGACGACTCTATAAGCTCAGGCCGCTCATAATGGCTAGATTCATCTTTGAAGTACATCTTAGTACGTCCGCCCCTGCCTATTTGGTCGCCAGCCTCGCCCTTGATAATGTTGCCATTAACGGGGTTTATTATTTTTCTGTGTGAGAAACAATTTTCGCTAAAACCGGAAGGCTGAAAGAAACTAGGAAGATTTCGTATAAAAATCCTCATCTTCTCAAATATACTATCCGGGTCTTTCGAGCTATCAACAAGCTCTTCTTTTCTACTCCCCCAGCCTATCGCTAAACCCTCCACAAATGTCCAGCCCCAAACAGAAAAGCCCCCGGCACCCCATGTAGCGCCGTAATCCCTGCACTTCTCTGCAGCTCCACTTTCACCGGTCAGAAAGCAATCGTACAAAAAATTAATGAACTCTATTTGCCGCTTAAACAGAACAAACGGCATAAGCGCCGGCACCCCTGTACCGGCGTTTCTAGGGTCATATGTGACTCCCCAGTCATTTATAAACGCCGCCGGTCTCGTGCTGTAGTAATTATACGCGCTCTTAATCAGCTTCTTATTGCCTTTCAGCATTAAGAAACGGCGCTGTCTCTCCTTATTTATCGCATTATAGTCCGGTCGTTTTGGCATTCTTTTACAGCTCTATCGATTTCCAGATAGTACCTTCATCGCTGTATGCTTATTCGCGAATATACCGGTCTTAAACCCGTACCCTCTAACGATATCGTATATCTCGTCCATCATTGGCTCAAGCCCTTCAATCGATTCGATGCAATCCGCTTTACACACAAGATGGATATACAGATCGTCTCCGCGCTCCCATGGCGGCGATTTAACTTTTTTAACGTAAGCGTCTTTTATCTCGCTCATGCAGTCGTCAATATCGTCTCCGCTATCGATAACCATCTGAACATAATCTTTAATTAGTTCTTTATAACCTTCACTACCTCTAATATCATGCATATTTTCCGATTAGTTTATTTTTATATGTAGGTCTTTTAATTTTCGTCACGTCTCACGACGTTACGTTTAACCGCATATCGACCCCTATATGATGTTCGACCGTTCTTCGATGCGGGTCCGGGAATCGAACCCGGCTATATAGCGCATGAGGCTATCAGTCAACCAATGACTCAACCCGCACTTACATTATATCGTCAAGAATCGAATCAATATCGATCTCTTCTCCTTCTCCTTCTTCTTCTTCTTCCCATGATGTTCGAACAGACGCGGTACGGTCGACGCCCTTCTCAAGCGCTTCTGCGTATAAACTTGCTGTCTCTTCATCACCGGCCACCACTGTATCTGCTACCGTATTATTGATAACAACTTGCGGTGAAACGTCTGTTATCCCATGAATATTATTCGCCAATAGCTTTAGAAGCCCTGTATTCACATCCTTAGCAGGTCTTTCTGAATGTTCCTCTAGTTTTTTCCTAAAAGCGATTTCACCTATCATTCTGCCGTTATTGTAAGCCTCTCTGAACGACGGGTGTCTCTGTATCCATCTTCGTACGGTAGGTTGCGAGCACTGCAATGCTGCGCATACGTGGCACATAGAGGAATTACTACTCTGCATCACTTCAAAAACAATAGCGTCGTACTTCTTCTTGTACTTATCGGGATGCGGTATCAACGCCCCATTAGGCATTTTTTGCACAGCCGTTTCATACTCTTCTGAGTACTGTTCGTCTGACATCACGCTATTTATCCAATCTGTGTGCTTATATGAAGGCATAAGGTTTGTACGTGCTATGGTGTACTACTTTGCTAATACTGCTATTGTAAATTAATATTGACCTGTATCATATCCGTATTAAATATAAAAAGCAAGCTTTTTATTATTATTTAATTATTTCATATATTTATCCTTAGCCCACTTCGCTATTAGTAAAGCGTCCGCTCGATTATGATGTTTAGTTTTAAATTTTAAAGGAGCGTCCTTAAAAAGCTCTTTCGCTACAAAAAAACTAGGCTTATCGCTCTTATTTTTTTTCCTAGGGACAACGCCCGCCTGCCAAGTTCTCGGAAGAACTAAAACGGGGCTAACCCCTAATGCTACGCAAGCCATCTGCCACATTCCGAAATTTTCACCAAATTTAAAATTAGCAGATCCTTTCTGACTCATTCTACTGGTTCTGCCCGTCTTCATATCCGTCTTAACATAAGACATCGCCCACACATGCTCAATCGCTATCACTTCAGCCCCCCATAAGCACACTTTCTCCTGCAGCCAAAGAAAGGCCGATTCCGGCCCTTCCCAGTCGTAAATATCAAGCTCATTATCTGATAAAAAAGTAGCCGCGCCTGTTAAACCTGGATCAATCCCTATAACGGGCAAACTACTATGCATCTTTTCCCCTCGCATCAGTAAATTTCTTAAAAGATAAAGTCTTCCCTTCACATATCGATAAAGAATATTTAGACGGGCCGACTTGTACGGGCTCTTCAAAAAGCGCACACCAATCACCGCAAATATTCCCGTCTATAGTTTTAGGGCAATACGATATTTTAAACGCGCCAGCTCTTTCCATTTCAAGATTACCTCGTTTGTTTATCTTACCTTTCATTTTTATTCATCTCCGTATTCTGTATATTAAAAACATAATAGGGCGCAAGATTTTTACCTATACGCGCCTTATAAAAATTTAAAAGACCAACGGTTAAAAACTTTAAAAACTTTAAAAACTTTAAAAACTTTAAGCATAATAAAAATTATGGGCGGCGCAAATATTCGCGCCCATTTTATTTATTTTAAAAAGTTAACCGTTAGTTCTCTGCTCCCCCAAAGGGGGGAGAGCAGGAAACTTTGAACTTTTGCTAGTGAACAGTTCACCTCTATTTGATCAATTTGGCCTTTAAAATCAATTAGTCGCAAATTTAAAGTTCACCGCAGTTCACTAAAAGTTCACTGCATACGAAAAGTCCAAAAGTTCACCTTTTTTCACTAAAAGTTCACCCCTGTTTCATCAAGTGAACTGTGGGCGCGATTATAATTATTCTATTTGCGTCATATAATCGAATCCTGCGCCTGTTAATTTTTTATCCTCTGTTATATACCCTTCCTCTTTTAATTTAGCTATTAGCTTTGTGACATTGCTTTTCGCGCACCCTAATTCATCCGATATTTCAACATTCTTATATCCATCACTTATCATTCGCAATACTTCATATTTCTTATTGCCCCCTGGCTTTGAGAATTCCCAGTACGCGCCCTCATCTGATTTCTGTATCAGTTGCATTTGGATATCTGTAATTTTAGGAAGGTCTTCGTGATTCAATCGCGCCTTTTCGAAATTAACGTCGAATCGAGCGCCGTCGGTTCTTTTATATCCGACGGGGTGGGATAATTTTATCGAAAAGTCTATATTGTCCAGCCTTGCGCTGGTCCCGCGCTGAGTACCGCCTTTATTCGTGTGATGCATTAGTATTGTAGATACCCCGTTGTATCTTAGATCCAGCAGCCACTGATTGATGTCGTTCCAATCTTCTTTCGTATTCTCGTCACCGTCAGGCGTCATAGACGCCAAATTATCAATTACCCACACCTTAATTCCCAGTTCCAACAGCACCTCTTTCATCGCCGTCCGCCACTTCTCACTTGTTAATCGGGCTTTAGGAGCCCCTTTACTTGTCGCGTAAGCATCCGAATAGATGTGAAAATCAGGAACGTCCCGTATTCCTAGACCTCTCACTCTCTCTTGTACGTCATGTCCTGTCATTTCTGCGTCCAGATATAGAACAGGTGCAGATTCCCTAAATTCCCATGGTCCTAAATCTTCGCCCATTGCGATAGCTTTAAGCACTGATAGAGCAAACCACGATTTTCCGGTCCCTGCATCTCCGTAAACCAGAGAAATCGATTGAGACGTCACCCACGGGTGTAAGTATGCAGTTTTAGGCTCGAACGCTACCTCTTTAAACTGATCAACAGGCATTACAACGTTTATTAGCCCTTTTTTTCTCTCTTCTTTCCCTCCCTCTTCGCCCTCCCCAATCCGCCCTATATCACCTATCCGTCTACTCTCCGGTTCTATAAGCTTTATCGCTTCGCCTCTCTTTTCACACCCATTTTCGACGCTCTTAAAATCGGCCTGCGGCGTTTTTGACGCGGGGGGACTACGGGCATAGTTAAAAGCATTCTCTAACTTCTTGATCAGTTCTTCGTAGCCCCAAGGAGGTTGACAACGGTCGTTCCAATAGTCTTGTATTAATTCGACCGCTGTGTCTTCAGATACGCCTAAATCTCTAACACGACAAGCAACTTTATATAGATTGCTGTCCCCTCCATCGCCTTCAATCGACGGCGGCGCTCTATGTTCGAGGTAGTTTATTGCGCGTTTTATGTTAGAATCTTGATCCAGATCAGTAAGCGGGGTTTGGTCTTTGTTTTTCCTTTCGAGCGGTTTTCCTGCCAGATCATTTATCCAGTCTGGTACGGGCGTTACAGTATCGAGCGGATTGGTTTTATTTAGCAGTTTGTATTTTCGTCCACCAAATGATGACCCCGGTATAACGACGTAACCGCCGTCTGATCTAACATCTAGCCCGTTTCCTATTTTTCCCTCAGAACAGGCCGTCAATCCTTGGAAATAATAATGCTTGCCTTTTGATGGCGTTTCAACTATCATCAAATTATTATAAGGCAGTTCACCATATAATAATTCCAGGTCTAGCAGGGAGTCGGCGCCCTGCTTATCCTTCTTGTTGTCCTCATCCAGCACCATCAAACCCGACTTTCCACAATCCAGTGCCCAATCGCAGCCCTCGTACATCTCCGCCAGTTCAAGCACCTTTATTGCATCATTAGTTGATTGTTCTCTCCACAAAAATCCAGAATACGGCTCTTTTGTTCCTGGTCGTATCGGGAACACAAACCAATCTCTATTCTCCGCGTAATCGAATGCATAATCTAGCGACAATAGTTTGTCTTGTTCGCTAGTATTATTATACTTTATTTCACTAAGCATCTAAACGTTCCTGTGTTTAATAATTAAAAAGAAGAAGAAGAAGGAAAAAAAAAAAAAAAATATTACAAAATTTTTTTTTTTT